ATATCTTGTGTCTAAATCTATTGAACCTACAGTTTGAACATGGCCATAAGTATCAAAACTAATGTCTTGTAATACATTACCGTTTGAATTATCAACATCAGCAACTGATGATGTATCAGCGTGTTGAATAATAATTGATGTATTTGAAAAATCGTTAAGATTAAAACTTCCGCTACCAGTTAGTCCTGTATTTCCAATAATAGTAACAAGACCATTACCAACACCACCGGCCGCAGTATTCGCTGCTTGAGATAGAATATCAGATGCATGTAAACCATCTAATAAATCGGCATCTAATCCTGATCCTGTTCCATCTAACGAAAGAACAGCATTAAAGATTTCAGTATTTGACTGATCAGCTGTAGCACCTGCTTCAATTCCATCAAGCTTTGTACCATCAGCTGCAATATCTCTTCCATCAACTAAACCTGCAACTGTAATGTTATTAGCACTTATATCATTAAATGAATCTATAACTGTGTTAAATGTCGAACCATCACCAGTTTGAATTGCAAATGTATTATTTGCTGAATACCAGTTTGTTGCGTCAACACCGGCAACTGCAGTGTTACTTGCACTTGTGATACGACCATCTTCATCAATTGTAATAACTGGAATTTGAGAAGCAGTTCCGTATGTACCAGCAATTACTCCTGTATTTGCCAGTTCTGTTGCAATTTGAATTGTTCCATTAGATGATGAAGCAGTACCTGTAACTTTACCAGATAATTCAACTGCTGTTGTAGTTTTAACATGGAAATTAGAACCATCACCTGTTGTAAGTAATATCGTATTGTTTGCTACTGTATAGACAAAATCATCGACACCTGCAACTGAAGTATTACTTGCTGCAGTTAATCGTCCATCTTCATCAACAGTAAAAATAGGAATTTGTGTTGAACTACCATAAGTTCCTGGAGTAACGGTTGTGTTTGCTAATTCAGTAACAAGAGTCATTACACCCGTGTTAGATGATGCAGTTCCTGTTACTTTGCCAGTAAGTGTAAGATCTAATCCATCTTCTAATAAATCAAGTTTAGCACCATCGGCAGCAATATCACGTCCATCTACTAATCCAGAAACTATAATATTATTTGCTGTAATATCATTTGTAGTAATATCTGCAAAGGTATCAATAACTGTGTTGAATACTGAACCATCGCCAGTTTCAATTGAATACGTATTATTTGCTGAATACCATTGAGTCGCATTTACTCCAGCAACTGCAGTATTCGAAAGAGCTGTAATTCTTCCATCAACATCTACAGTAACAATAGGAATTTGAGAAGCATTACCATAAGTTCCTGGAGTTACTCCAGTATCGGTAAGTTCTAAATTGATGTTAATTGTACCATCAGTAACATCTGTAAGTGTTGTGTTTCCACTTCCTTCTACGTCACCAGTAATAACAACATCAATCTTAGGATCTGGTTTATTTGTTGTATTTGTCCAATCTAAATAATATGTACCTTCTTGACCATCTAATGTATCAGCATCTAAACCACTACCTGATCCTTCATCACCTGTGGTTAATATTCTACCTGTTACACCACCTGAAGCAATTTCCCAATAATCACTTGCTTCATTCCATTGAAGTACTACATTATTTGAACTTCCTCTTTCAACTTCAAGACCAGCATCTTGAGTTGGAGCACCTGTATGATTTGCATTAAGAGTAATAATGTTATCAGATAACTGAATCGTTTCTGTATTAACGTAAGTAGTATTACCTGATACTGTAAGATCACCTGTAATTGTTAAATTAGCAGCAAACGTATCATCAACGTCTGATCTTAAATATTGAGTGGAATCTAATCCATCGAGGAGGTCTGCATCTAAACCTGAATTTGCGCCGTCAACTGTTTTGATTAAAGCAAGAAGATCGTTCGGGTCAGCACTAAACTCTACGATGCTTTCAGTATTTGAAACTGAATCGTATTGTTTAATGAAGATTTTACCGTCTTGTGTATTGATCGCAAGTTCGCCCAACTCCAATTGGGCAATAGTAGGCACGCGACCGGCAACGGCACTTCTTTTAAGCTTAATCAATGTTGACATATATATGTCCCTTTTTCACGCCTATATAGGCAGGTTAAAAAGTTCCTCCGTCAAGAGTAGTTACGGTGACATCTCCACCTGTAACTGTAAAGTTATTTATGTTAAAGGATGCAATACCAATATTGGTGTTATTTGCTAATTCGCCAGCAATCAATATTTGATTGTTACTAGCAGTAATATCTATTCCTTCACCTTCTTGGAAGAATAGAGTTTCTCCTAACTGAATAACATCTGTATTTCCAGTAGGTGCAGATATAGAAATACCGCCTAATGTTAGACTTGTAATTTCTGTATCTACATAATATTTTGTTGCTGCGTCCTGAGCATTTGTAGGATCAACAAGATTTGTAATTTGTGAATTATTAACATTAACTTCAGATCCATTAGTGTCTATATTTAAAACACTTGGTGTATAGATCTGATTACTTGTAATTCTTAAATCGTTTCCAACTTCTATGTAATTGCCAACTTCTACAAAATTATCTACATCAATTTCATATAATCTACTTCCTGAACCACTAGGATTTAAATTATATACAATATTATTTCTATCTTGAAAAACGTTAGCTCTAAGGTTTCCTGCGACATGGAAATTTCCTTGTGAAATATCAAAATATGCACCTAAAGTAGAGGCTGCATCAAGGAAACCAATATTTACACCTTGAGAATATAAGTAGTTCCAAGTATTGGAACCAGCTTGCATTGATAGTAAACCAAAACTTTGATCGTAACCAAGTTCTAATCTATTAATTCTAGACGTGCCATCAAAATCACCATAAAAAGTATTAGCATCTGCATCTAAAAATCTTGGGGCCGCAATATCACCTGTTGCAGTATCACCAGCAACTTCTAAATATCTTTGATCTAATGTTGTATATAAATTAGTATAATCAAGCGATGTTGCAATTTCAACGTTTGAGTTATGAACAACAGTATTTGAACCAAGTATATCACCAGTTAAATTAATTACGAAATCATTTGTTCTGAAATCAATCTTATCGTTTGCATCATCACCTACTACACTAATACCTAACTCAGTATTATTCCTCATCATTTCACCGACAAGGTCGTGTACAGTTTCTGTAAAGTCAGGAATCGCGTTCGCTTGTAATTCTACTGGTATTTCTGTCGCGAATGTAATACGACCTTGAGCATCAACTCGAATACGAGGAGTAAATCCATCAGTACCGTATAGGTCTGCGGTTACGCCAGTATCTTCAAGACCGATTTCAAATTCGTTATTGGCTAGATCTGTATTTGCACCTAATTCTAAACCTGTACCAATATAAATTCTAGGTGAATCGAGTAAGTCAATTACTCCTGTATTAGCACCATCTGTAATGTCTAAGTTCGAACTGAAATTGTCATTAATAAATCTTAAATTAACTGCATCAGAAGGGTTGACAGGATCACCAACACCTGTTATAATATTATTACTAACATTAATATTACCGCTTGGATCAAACGTTAAATCAGTATTTGCTGCAGTGGCGATAACACCATTATTAGAAACATAGAATCTTTGTACACCGGCGGTAAAGAATTGTAATTCGTCATTATCAGCATTTGGTGAAGTTTCAGCAATAATTTTTGTATCTTGGTCAACGTCAATAACTGAGCCTGCAAGCCCAGCCCAAATATTTCCGTCATATCCTTCAAACCTAGCATCAGTCGTATTATAACGTAGCATACCAGTCGTAGGTGTAGGTCTATCACTTGTTGAACCTACAGGAATATTTAATGCGCCAGTTTCATCTATTGTTATAACACCGCTATCACTCTTAAGTGTAGGTGTAAATACTCTATTCCAATTTTTATTAATAGAACCTAAACTATATGTAAGTGTTGCGTCTGGAATTAAGTCAGAAGTAAAATCGGCAACAACGTTAATTGTATCTACATTGGCATCACCAATTCGAATATTTCCGCCGAGAGTAAGATTACCATGAATGTCTGCATTACCTTCAACCGTAAAAGTATTGGCAGAAAAACGTAATCTATTATCGTCTACTAATTGTCCATTTGCACCAACAAATACAACGCGATTTTGAGTAAGGCCGGTGAGATTAAGTGTATCAACTTCTAAACTACTGTTAATATCAACAGCACCAGTTGCCCAATCTATAGTAAATTTATCTAGACCATCACCAAATTTAAAATCGCCGTCGGTATCTAATCTTAATCTTTCAGTGTTTGCTGTAAAGAATTTTAATTGGTCATTATCACTACCTGGTGTATTTTCTGCAATAATTTTCGTGTCTTGATCGACATCAATAACACCACCAAGACCTTTCCAAGCAGTTCCATCATATCCTTCAAATTGTTGATCCGAAATATTGAATCGAATCATACCACGTTCTGCAGTTGGTCTTTCTGCTGTGGTACCGTCTGGAATTACAATAGCACCAGTAGAATCAAAATTGACTAGACCTTTAAATGTTGCATCACCAGAATTATAGTCAATAACTAACTTATTAAGATTCGAACCAAAATATAAATCACCATCTGATTGAAGTTGCATTACAACAGTATTTGCAGTATAGAATTTTAATTGGTCGTTATCTGATCCTGGACTATTTTCAGCAATAATCTTAGTATCTTGATCGACATCAACTACACCACCTAAACCTGTCCATGCTATTCCATTATATGCTTCAAATCTTGAATCTGATGTATTATAACGAATCATTCCTTGATCTGGTGTTGGTCTTTCTAAAGTTGTACCAACTGGAATAATAAATCCACCAGAACTATTGACATCTACGACATTTGATGATATAATAAGACTATCGTCTTTTCCATTAATCTGTTCGAAGGTTTGAGTATAATCTATATCAAATCGAGTGTTATCAGTAAGAGTTAAACCTCTACCATCTAAACCCTTTCCTTGGAATTGTTTGTAGATAATATCGTCAGTATTTAATGCAAATGTTTCTGCATCTCCAACTGTTGCAACCCACCCAGTTTGGCCGTTAAGAGTACCATCTGTTACAAATACAAAAGATCCAGGTATTTCGGACAGAGTAAGTCCATACTCTGAGGTTTCATCAGTATACCGATCTCTCTGGAAAATCCAATCATCAGCTAAGGCGCCAACTTGAATCAACTCATAACGGCCATTCTGTTTAGGGTCAGTCTGGTCTTTGACTAACAATCCATCACCAAGTTCCCAGTCAGTTACACCATCTATATCGATAACGGCTGCTGGTGATAAATTAATTGTGTCGGAGAAAGAAGAATTACCACTAGTATAGGTTCCACCTAAATCTACGGTTGTTGCTGCAAGAACAACATTTCTTGCTAACATATCTAATTGCGCATTATCTACGTATCTTTTGTTAGCAACATCTTCTGGGTCAACAGGATCTCCGACCTGTCCTAATTCTTGTTCTAAATAGTTAACTGTAACAGCATCTTGTGGAAAAATTGGGTTTTTAAGATTTGATATTCTGTGATCAGTAACGTTAATAACGTCGTCAACTTCTCCAGGAACTAAACGAATATCATCTACACCTAATATTCCATCTTGTGTTAGAGTAAGTTCTCCAACATCAACTCTTGTTAAACCAGTAATTTCTGTCGTTGATTCGCCAATAGTTAATGAAGTATTACCTAATGTAATATCTTTTGCTTGAATATTTGTGCTGTTAGCAGTAAAGTTTAAAGGAGATAAACTTGTATTATAGAAATTTGTGACATGACCAAATTGATCAATATCAACATTTCGTGTAAATTCGAGTACATCATTATTTGTTGAGATTTCAACTGATGTATTTGCGTGGGAAATAACGAGATTAGCAAGTTCAGTATCGCTTTCAGGTGTTACAATGATACCTTGCCCAGCATCAACTGCTTGAACATATGCACCAATCGTATCAATACCAAGAACAACTGAATCAGGAACGATTACAGGTTTTCTTTCTCCTGGAGCAACGATACTTGTGGTAGTATCTTGTTTAGGTACTGCTCGAATAGATTTCGAGGAGTTAACCTTAACCTTTATACTCACGAAACCTCCGTAATAGTGTCAACTACAATCGCTAAGCCTTCAACTATTTTGGTCAATTCTCCTGTGGTTTTTTCCATGATTACATCATATTGGTATTTACCTGGCTTGAGAGCTGCAGTTTGAGTATCACTCAAAATAAGTGTGACGTCGTTATTTGCTGTTTTCTCGATTGAAAAGGTCGCAACAGGACTTGCGTCTGAGTATAACTTTTTCATCCCACTGTAGAAATTGTAGGTTGAGTGAAAAAGCTCTTGGTCGTCTTCGTCGAACAATTCAATTGTTGTTCTGAAATCCGTACCCTTGTCTATGTAAATATTAGCTCTTGATGCCATTGGTGATGAAACCTTCTAAATCTTTATTAGTTATTTATAAGAAAGGGCATATAAAATGCCCTTCAATGTTTTTATAATTATTGTTGAGCAAGTCACCCTTACTGCATAGTATAAATTATTTTGACTTTAATTCGTCAATTTGTTTTTGTTGTTCTTTAATAGCTTCAATCAATAATCCGACAATGTTTCCATAAGAAACTGATTTATATCCTTCGCTTGTAAGCCCAACAACTTCAGGAAGAACTTTTTCTACTTCTTGCGCAATTAAACCAATTTCATGTCTTTCGTTATCTATCTTATTATATGAAACTCCTCGTAAAGCTTTTACTTTATCAAGCGAACTTTCAAGTGTTTGTATATTTTCTTTTAATCTTTCGTCAGAATTTGTTGTGACGTTACCTGTTGCTGTAAAATCACCTGTTCCTGTATCGAATGTAAATCTTGTAGTTGTTCCTTCTCTCATTATGAGATCATGAGAGGCGTCAAAATCAATGTACATTGAAGTACCGTTATCATAGAACTGAACATCTTCACCAGTTCCGAAATATGCTGAACCGCCTCCACCGTTAGAACCATCTTGGAATACAATCTTACCAGAAGATACTGTATTTGTAGCGGTTCCATCGAATGAACCACCACCGCCTGATGGCCATGAGGTAATTGTGGATCCACCAAGTGTCATTGATGTTGCTGTTACACTTATAAAGTCAGCATTTTCATATATGATAGTATCGGTATTTAAGTTAAGTGTAATATTTCTTGTACCATTGTATCTTACAGAAGACATGATGTATAAGTCACGAACACCACTTCCGTTAGTTACAAAGGTTGGCTTCATAGAAGCTGTTGTTTGAAGAACAGAGTTTTGAGTATTAATATCTACAGGATTAACACCTGAAGCCGAACCAGCTGGACCTTGGAAACCTATTGTACCTTGAGGACCTTGTGTACCGGTCTGACCTTGAAGACCTGAACCAGTAACACCAGAAACACCTTGAATACCTTGGAAACCGATATAACCTTGAATACCTCTAAAGCCTTGAACACCAGGTGAACCAGCAAAACCTTGTGGGCCTGCCGAACCTGAACCAAATGCACCTTGAGTACCAGTATAACCTTGGAAACCTCTAGTACCTTGTGGACCTGCTACACCTGCAGGACCCTGTGTGGCTGCACCAGCTAAACCGTCCGCACCTTGAGGACCGGCTGGTCCTTGACCACCTGAAGTACCTTGACCGGAAAAACCTTGAATACCTCTAAAGCCTTGAACACCCTGTGCACCAGCAGTACCTTGTGGACCAGAACCACCAGAACCACCATCTAGACCTTGCGGACCTTGAATACCTGTTGTTCCTTGGATACCCTGTAAGCCTGTTCCAAATCCACCTTGAACACCTTGGAATCCATTTGCACCCTGCGCACCTTGAATACCAGCCCCACCATCGCCACCAACAGTTCCTTGGAAACCTTGGAAACCACGATACCCTTGAACACCAGGAGCTCCTAAACCAAATGGTCCTTGAACACCTTGAGGTCCTTGAATACCAGTAAGACCTTGAACTCCAGTACCTGTTGTTCCATCAATACCTTGAGGACCTTGCGTACCTTGAGGACCCACTCCACCTGATCCTTGAGCTCCTATTAAACCTTGTAGACCTAATGGTCCTTGTAAACCTTGAACACCTTGAACACCGATAACACCCTGTCCACCAATACCAGATGTTCCTTGAATACCTTGAATACCTTGAGGTCCTGGCGCACCAATTGCACTTGTTCCTTGTAAACCTTGAGGACCTTGTGTACCGCCTGAACCATCAGAACCTTGAATACCTTGAATACCTTGAGCACCCGTGGCACCTTGGAAACCACCTGCTCCAACACCACCGATACCTTGAGCACCAGTTAAACCTTGAATACCTTGAATACCTTGAGCGCCAACACCACCAGGTCCTTGGAAACCACCTGCACCCTGTGCTCCATCAGCACCTTGTAAACCTTGAATACCTTGAGGACCAACTCCACCAGTTGCACCATCAGAACCTTGAATACCTGTTGTGCCCTGTAGGCCTTGAATACCTTGTGCACCAGCACCATCGCGACCTTGTAGACCTTGAATACCTGTTGTGCCTTGTAAACCTTGAACACCTTGAGGTCCAGTTGAACCCGTAGCACCTGTATCACCAGTTCTTGCGAATGTAATTGTTACGTCTTCGTCATTTGCAAATGTTCCATTACCACTTACAAAAGCACAAGTGATATTAAAATAACCAGTTAATTCTGCTAATGCACTGATCGTAAAGATTTGGAATATTTCTGGTTGTGATTTCTTAGTAACTTTAAAGTGTCCTTTAATAGGACTTGTAGAGTCATCAACTGTTCTTATGAATGGCTGAATATCAACAAAGTTATCGTCTCTATCATCAATGTACATTGCTGTTGCTGATGAGTATGAACTATTGTTGAATTTTAAGTAACCAACACCAGGATCGTTATTAATTGTATCTGTTGAGAAGGTATAATCGAATGTAACACCACCGAATGAACCTTCAGCACCTTGTAAACCTAATGAACCTTGTAAACCTTGAGGGCCCTGTGTACCAGCACCAGTTCTTCCTTGTAAACCTTGAACGCCCTGAATACCTTGAATACCTTGAATACCAGCAGGACCGCGTGGAATAAATGTAATTAATGTGGCAGGACCATGAACCTGATTAACAGCGGTTTCCCAGTTAGTAACATTACCATCAACATAGATAACATCAAAATAACCGTAGTTCTTAGAACCTGAATCCCAAGTCCAATCTGTAATTTCATAAACTAACCAATGGTGACCAGCAGGACCAGACCCATCGTTGTAATTACCTTCTTGAACTTTTAAATAACCTTTAACTGTTCCTGGTTGAGACGCAATCCAATCTAAGAAATCATCAATCTCTTGAGTATATTGGTCAAGAGGAATATCATCAAGTGTAATTAATGTTGCTAATGTTGGATTAGCATTATTGAATTTGAAATTATTTGTACCAGGATCTGTTCCACCAATAATATTATTACTAAAGTTCCATATCCAAGTTAAACCACCATATTGTCCTTGCTCACCCTGAAGTCCTTGTAGACCTTGAATACCTGTTGTGCCCTGTAGGCCTTGAATACCTTGTGCACCAGTTGCACCAGCGTTACCCTGTAACCCTTGTAAACCTTGAATACCAGTCGTTCCTTGAACGCCCTGTACACCTTGAATTGCTTCACCTTGAATACCTTGGAAACCTTGAATACCAGTATCACCTTGGATACCTTTTTCACCTTGTACTCCCTGAAGCCCTTGAATACCTTGAATACCTAATAGACCTTGGATACCTTGAATACCCTGTGTACCTTGATCACCAGTTCTTGAGAAGGTTACACGAATATCTTCGCCATCTGATAATGAATTAATACCATTCATTTTAGCGACATCAAGTACCCAATAACCTGTTCCATTTACAATGTCATCAATTCTAAATGTTACGAAATTATTAACATTAGATGCTTGTATAATTTTTACATAGCCTTTAACACCAGAACTTGAAGCAGCAAGATCGGTCATTAAACCGTCCATTACATTTGTGCTACCATCGTCTTGATCATCGATGTATATTTGCGTTGCTGAAGCAAAGGCGATATTATTAATTCTTAAGAAGCCTATACCAGGATCGGCAGCGGCTACGTTATCACTATAGGTATAATCATATGTGATTCCACCGAAATCACCTGTGTTACCTTGAACACCTTGTAAACCTGTAATGCCTTGTAAACCTTGAACACCTTGAGGTCCTCTTGTACCTTGTGTTCCTTGAATACCAGTATTACCTTGAATACCAGTTGTGCCCTGTGGGCCTTGTAAACCTTGAAGACCCTGTGTTCCTTGCGGGCCTTGTGTACCTGTAGTACCTTGAATACCAGTTGTACCTTGGATACCTTGCTCACCTTCTTTCATGAAGGAAAGTCTAATATCAGTTCCGTTAGTTAATCCAGTTACACCTGAAACTCTTACAACATCAAATTGCCAGTAACCTGTTCTGTCTGTAACACCTTCAATTCTGAATAATACTTGGTCATATATGTTATTACCGTTAACTGCTCTAACATAACCTTTAATAGGACCACCGACGCCAGCTAATTCAGTGGCGATACCGTCCATAACTCCAACACCGCCATCATCTTCATCATCAACATACATATAAAGACCAACAGCGGCCAAGTTAGTACTTGAGAATTTAACGATACCAGTTCCTGGATCTGAATCTACTGTATTATTTGAATAAGTATAATCATATGTGATACCACCAAAGTCTCCAGTAGCACCTTGAGTACCAGTATCACCTTGAATACCTGTAATGCCTTGAACACCTTGTGGACCAATACGTCCTTGTATACCTTGGAAACCTAAATCACCTTGGATACCTGTAATGCCTTGTACACCTTGAGGTCCTCTAAAACCTTGTATACCTTGGAAACCTAAATCACCTTGAACACCCTGTGTTCCTTGCCAACCCTGAACACCTTGGAAACCACGGAAACCTCTTTCCCCTTGAATACCTTCATTACCTAAAGGACCTTGAACACCTTGAATACCTTGTGGGCCTTGGAAACCTTGAACACCGCGGAATGTACCAATGTTAACCCAAACAGATCCATCATAAACCCAAAGTGTATCGTCAGATTGATCAACAACTGCTTGACCTGTTGTTGCACCTGGAAATGCTGTATTTAATGAAGATTGGTCACCAGGACCCGCGATTGAACCGATAATATTAAAACCAGGACCATAAGAACCTTGTAAACCTTGAGCACCAGTGGCACCTTGGATACCTTGCTGTCCTTGTCCTATTTGACTAACAGGATCAGATGCAAATACCATAATAGCAAATGCACTTGATGTAGACGGAGTTGTTACATTACCATTGCTGTCATAGAATGAAGCTTCAAAACCATTTACTGTTTTACTTTGAATTGATACTAAACGAGCATCATCATTCAATTCACCATCAGTGACAACAGTATAATCAGTATCAGGTTGAGCAGTATCAAAAGTAAAGTCTAATGTGCCATTACCTGCATCCCAGTTAGAAGCTGAAATTCCGGTACCTGTAATATTACCTGTTCCGTCAACTCGAATAAATGCGAATGGAAGAATAGCGTCAACTGTGGTTCCTGTACCACCGCTTAATAATTCAATCCATTGTGTACCATCAGAAAAATATAATTTATCATTATCAGCATAGACAACCGCACCCTCATAAGCAACTGGGTCGAGTGTAATCGGATAGGCTTGAGGATTACCAAAGCCTATTAACTGACTTTTTCCTGTTAGTGTTCCAAAGGACATTTAAATTATTCTCCGTTAATCATTATAATATTTATTTCATTAAACAACGTCATCTTCCTCAGATTGACCAAGTGTAAATGATAATGTTGAATGTACAGCTAAATCTGTGTCAGCTTTGATTTCTAACGTATCACCACTCTTTAAGAATTGGCCATTCAAAGGAATTGGAATTGTTTGATAACCTGGCACGGGCAATAATCTCAAGATATAAAACTCTTGATTGACATCGTCCCTATGTACTCTTACGTCAATATTGACTGTGTTTGCGGTTGTGTTACATAAAATTAGAGGTGAAATAACTTCACCAACACCTGGTTCAACAGTTGTTGATCCACCAAAAACTAGTTCAGGAACCTCGTACTGAGGAACTTCAATAATGACTTGCCAGTTTGTCGATACTACTAAATTGACGGCAACTGGTTTTGCGTCAGGTGCCTGAGAAGTTGTAATTGTTGTTGGCATTATTTTATCCTATATTAATTTAAATTACTGCTCTACTGTTTGAAGCTCTTCTTGCAAGTTTTCTTACAGAAGATGTAAATGGTCGTCCTTCAATTCGACCTGTTCTACCATTAATTCTTAGACCTCTTGCGAAGTATTGGTTATTCAATTCATCCGCACCAGACCATCTAATTCTACCACCGTCTTCACTTAGTACCGAAGCTACCGCTGATATAGCAGAACCTAAGTTTCTAAAGTTTAGAGGTAGAGCATTTCTGTTAACACCCGCGGATGCACCATTAAACTGGTGAGCAATAGATTCTACCAAGGAACCAAATACTAGAGTTTCAGGTCTTAAGATATTATCTTTTAGACAATCATTAAATAATCCTTCAACCATTAAGTCATGCTGTGAGTTAGGTGATAGATTATCAACAATATAATCTCTCATTCTATCCCAAGCACCAGTGAAGGCATCTAATAACGATGTATCATTAGGTCCATCTAGTACCCATGTTGTTCCGTTCCAGTAATATATATCTCCAGCGAAATGATTAGTTGCATAGTTAGATGCAACAATATATGCATGGTTTGGTTTTTGTCCTGTTATTGCCGCAAGATCTGAAAGTTGTTCAACACTTCCTTGATACTTATAAGCCGCATTAGATGGATTAAATACTGGGAATGTGTGCTGTCCTTTCTGATCGAAGAATGCTGCAGTAAATGATCTTGTTGATTTTTGAGATCCTGCTACGTCTCCATATACTGGTGTACCTGCAGAAGCATCTTCATATCTGAAGTCGTTTGTAATAGCTTCAAGCAAGTTGTAACCATCTCTTCTTGTTAATCCAATATCGATAAAGTCGTATGTGCTATTAACAAATCTTACAACATCAAATGCAAGATCGAGTTTATTTTGCTCAAGAATAAATTGAGCACTTGTGAATTGATCTCCTGAGTATGTATAATCTGGTTCTTCTTTAGCAGGTAAGTACTTAGTATCTTTAAAGAATTGTGTCTTATAGAAAATATTAGCAAGATTTTGTACTTTTTCGGCTTCAACTTGAGTTCCAAGTTCGCCAAGAGCAACCTGATTTGGATATTTTCCTACAACAATATCTTTACAAATTACACCGAGTTGCTTATAAGCTTTTGCTGTTGCAACTCTTTGATCTTCAGGGACTCTATATTGATTATTCCAGAAGTAGAAATCTGCATTCCATCTTGATGCGATATTACCGCCATAGTTCAAGTCATAAGAGAATGCGTCAAGTAAGTAACCTACGTCTCTTCTACACTTATCTCTGTTATAATCAAGAACATCAAATTCTGTATTGATATATTCAATCATATCGTTAGCAAGAATTTCAAGATTATCATCAATCTGTTGAGCTGCACCTATAACGTCTGAAGCAACCCAAGCTGTTGTAGGTTGTACTAAACCAGGCATTGAATCAAGTGAATTTGCTCTGATAACATCTTCTACAATTCCGATTAAGTCAGAAACTCTTGCACCTTCAACCGCAGTTGCTGGTGTACCTGTTGTATCAAATGGTGTATCAGTATATGTTGTATTTGCAATACTTCCATCTTCTTGAACAACCGCATCAAGAACTGTTCCTAAGTAGTTGTATACATCAGCAGTTTGAGTTCTTGTATCTGCAGGTAATACGCTCACACCCCAATCGAAGTAAATTTGAGCTGCGATACGTGTTGCATAGTTTCCGTCATATTGAATATCATGAGAGATAGCATCGATTAAGTATCCAATGTCTCTTCTACACCTTTGTTCAGGGAAACTCAATCCGTTATGAACATTAGAAATATAATTTAAGATCGAAGCGGCTAGGTTAACGCTTTCATCTTCAATCAATTCTTTAGATGCTACGTATGGAGTTCTTTGCCATGTTTGTACAGGATCTACGCGATCTGGGAATGAAACGTAAGATCCTTTATCTACGACATTGGCAACAATCTTAACTAGGTTTTGAGCTCTTATTGCGATTTCTGGGCTACCAGCAATTTGTGTCTGATCTTGTTTTTCTATATTACCATCAATTTGTAATATTGCATTAGGTATTGCACTTACAAAAGTATGTGCACCTGTGTATTGTTTTGCATATCCAGTATTTACAGTAAATGTATTTGAAGTTACTGCTGTAATTTCAAGAGGTTTCTTAAATGCAGGATCGGTTCTTCTTGGATGAGAAATTTGAACAGCAGGTGAACCACACTCGAATGTTATACCTTCTTCTGCGATAATAATATGATCGCCAACACTCATATAATGAGGTGAAGTTGTTGTAATAACAGTTTCTCCAGTGGTTGGACTATAAGTTGCTGTACTTACACCAAACTTACGCTTAACCCAATCTGTTTGATCTACATCAAGTCTTCTTACACATTGCTCAACAAGATTTGATACATGAGTAAATGCTTTCTTACTTGCTTCTCTCTGGAATACTGGTAATGTACTTACTGCATTATCAAAATACATATAAGCGGCATTTAATGTTGCTGCATTACCACCGTATTGAATATCATGTGATACTGCATCAAGAACATATCCAATATCTCTTCTACATTTATCTTCATCATAAGGAAGAATTTCAAAGAATCTTGCAAGATAAGTAAGAATTCCATCTTGAATACCTGATATTGAAGTAACGAGTTGAGCATAAGCTGTTTGATATTCTGCTTGATAACCTGCAAGATTTGGAAGTTCTTCAGCTGGTAAACTATCAATACCATCATTATCTATGGCATCAGAAACTAATTCAAACATTTGTCTAACTTTTAATGCCATTGCAGCACCTGCATTACCAGATGCGAATGATTGATTTTCAGCATTACCAGTAGTTTTTGTTACTGCAGAATCTTGAACAACTAATTCAGCAACCGTTGCGATATGAGCAAATGCTGCAGCGGTTGGAGCTCTTTGATCTTCAGGTAATATTGCTACTGCGTTTTCGAAGTAGATATTAGCATTCCATCTTGAAGCTACATTACCACCGTGCATTGCATCCCAAGTTACTGAATCAATAATATATCCAAGATCTCTTTCACACTTAGCTGAATCATAAACTAGTGAACCATAGTTTTGTGCAATCCAAGCAGTCATTTCAGCTTGCATGAATGCTTTGTTATTTTGTAATTGTTCTCTTGCGTTGATGCCATTAGCACCAGCTTGTGAAGCAGCTCCAAATGATATTGTATCAGGAGTATTATTACCCATAATATCAATAATTTCATTAAATGCTGCTTGTGCTCTTTCTCTTGCACCATCATCAGTAATCGATCTTACTGCGATGTCTCTAGCGTATTCAACACCTTTAATTGTTTCTGTAAGTTGTTCATTCACAACTAGATTTGTTCCAGCAGTACCTGAACGATATGCTAATCCATTAAAGACTGAATTGAAGTTTGAATCTGCTAATACGTCTCTTGCAACTGCTTTAACAATTGTTTCGATATCACGCTTACACTTATCTCCATCGAAAGTAAAGTATTTGTCTCTTAAGTATGCAATCGTATCGGCAGCAATAAAGTCTTTGTTTAATTGAATTTGCTTACGTGCTTGTGTTCTATTTGAATCAACTGTAGGATCAACTTGTGTTGTAGTTAAGTTTTCGTCAGATGCGTCATCTACTACATTAGCAATAATTTCTATAAGATCATGTACCGCAGTACCTGTTGCCGCGTCAGCCGGTGTTCCAGAAGTATCTTGTGTTGGAACATTATTTGCTGAAGGAGTAATTGAAATTTCTTGTACAACATCGCTTGCAACATCAGCTAATCTTTGGAATGCAAGTTTTGTAGGTATGCGTTGCTCTTCAGGAAGAATATTAATTAAAGTACGTAAACCTGAAACGTTTGCTGTCTTGTATGTTTCAGCAGTATCTCTAAATTGTCCTGAAACTTCAATTGGAAGAACGTTAATTGATCTGAGTTGTTCTAAATCAGCAGAAATTTCATTATCTAATCTAAAGTAGTATTTTGCTGCTTCAATAGTATTAGCATTACCACCATAGATAATATCTTTAGAAACGGCGTCAATAATAAGACCAACATCTCTTCTACATGTCGCTTTATCGTATGGTAAACCTTTCCATTCTCTTCTTACATAACCGATAACGTCATCTTGAAGAACCTCTGTTTGTCCATCAATCTTATTAACTGCATCAGCATAACCAGTTTCAATAATTGGTTCTACATATTCTGGTAACCAAGTAAGTGTATTGTCTCTAATAACGTTAGTTGTAATTTCTACTAATTCTTTAACTTTATTAGCAACTGCAATACCTGCATCTGTTTGTGAAACATCTTGTGTTGCAGCATTACCGCTTGTTACTGAAACTGCTTGGTCTCTAACAATTTGATAACATACTTCTGCAATGTGTGCCCATGTTTTAGCAGTTGGTAAAATTTGATCACCTGGTAATACAGAAATTGCATTATCATAATACATTCTAGCGAAGTTTACAGAAGCTGCGTTTGAACCATGTTGGATATCCCAAGAAACTGCGTCGATCAAGAATCCTGTATCTCTTTCACACTTAGCAACATCATATACAAGATTTGGCCAAGTTTGAGCAATATATGCTGTAACTTCAGCTGCTAGGAATGCTTTGTTTAATTGTAATGCAGTTCTTGCGGTTGTATGATTTGCGCTTACAGTGTTTGTTCCAAATGTAAGAACATCAGCATTACCAGTACCGTTATTTAGAATATCAATTATTTCATCGAATGCTGCATTTGCTCTTGTTAAAGAATTTCCTGTTAATTCATTTGCAATTTCTGATTTTAAGAAATTAATCGAACCAGTAGTTTGTGGTAATTGATCTGAAACAACTAGATTAATACTTCCTGAACCAAGTTGATATGAAAGACCTGCAAACACTGCGTTATAATTTGAACCTGTTGCAACATCTCTTCGTATTGCATCAAGAATTAAACCTGTATCTCTTGAACATTTTGCTCCATCAAATACAAAATAATTATCATCTAAATAAGCCATGATTTCGTCTTGAATCATGTTCCTATTGATTTGTAATTGCTCTGCAGCTCTTTGTCCGTCTGAATTATATGTTACTTTAGCAACAGCATGATTTGCTGCAGATACAAATGTATGAGCACCACCAGCACCAACTCCAACATTTACTGTAATATCATCACCAGCAACAGTTGTAATTCTCATTGGAGTATTATAGTTGCCGTCACCTTTTCTTGGGTATGAATGTTCTGTTGCATTACCATCAGAAGCACAAGTAAATGTTAAACTGTATGGAGCAAATTCAATATAATCATCAACTAATAAATTATGTCCTGGAATCGTTACGACACTGATTCCAGTTACTGGATCGTATGTAGCTGTTGTTGGTGTATAATATTGTAAGTAATTTGAAGGATCTGTCCAAATGATAGGATCTCCAACAATACAATCGTCATCTGCTCTTACAAAGGTATGTGCACCAGTATAACCGTTAGCATCTCCAACATTCATCGTAATTGTTGTAGAAGTAATTCCTGTAATTTTTACAGGTGTTTTATACGCTGGATCTGTAGGTCTTGGATGAACGATTTCAATACTATTACATTCAAATACAACACTCTCTGGTTTAATTTCTACATAATCACCAACTACAAATGAGTGTTGCCCGATTGTTGCTTCAAATTCTCCTGTGATAGGATCGTATGTAGCAGTTGATAATGAGAATGTTGGAATATATGTTGCTGCTTTAACACAATCAGCATCAGCAGCTACAAAGGTATGTGCACCAGTATAACCACCGGCATCTCCAGCATTAAATTCAATTGTGGTTGAGGTAACCTTATTAATTGTTAAAGGAGTCCTGTAGGCAGGATCTGTGGGTCTTGGATGCACAATATTAACAGAAGGAGAACCACACTGCCAAGTTAAACTTAAATCATCTAATACAATTTTATCACCTTGTTTAAAGTCGTGAGCACCAATTGTAAGACTTGTAATACCAGTTAATGGATCGTATGTTCCATTAGTTGGAGTATATGATTTACCTTTACTTTCTACAATATCAATAAGTTGTCTAAATGACTCGTCAGATCTATGAATTGATGCAGCATCAGTAATAGTGTTATTAGCAATAAGTTGTTTTAATTCGTTAAAGGCACCAACTGTTTCTGGTCTTTCGTTATACCAGTTTCTTAATGTTCCTTGATTACCTTGTCTGTATGCAACACCTGCTTGTTTAGCATTAAAGTTTGTACCAGTAATAATATCTCTTTCGATTGCTGGTAAAATGTGCTGAATAACATCTCTTTCACATTTTTCTGAATCATATCTGAAGTAGTTATAATCAATATAACCCATCATATGATCTTGAATAAAGTTTTTGTTATTCTGTAATTGAATTCGTGCGTTACGCTTACTTGAAATAATATTTGTATTATCAGAGAATCTTATTTTAGAACTTGCAAGAATAACTGAATTTACGTCTGCACTTACAAAAGTATGTGGAGCAACATAAGCCGCAGGACCAACATTAATTGTAATTGATGTTGGAGTTGTTGCTTCAATTTCTAGAGGACTTCTGTAAGCAGGATCTCCAACTCTTGGATGCGATAGTGTTGTGACTGTACCATCACCCTCACAAGAGAATGAAATACTTCCAGGCTTGAGAATTACTTTATCTCCAACACTTAATCCATGTCTACCAGCAAGTGTAAGTACAGCAATACCAGTTTCTGCATCGTATGTTCCATCTATAGGAGTCCATGCAACATCAGAAGCTGCAGTTATTGCATCTTTATAAGCACTCACAAATGTATGAGCACCTGTATAACCATTTGCGTCACCTGCTTGAACAGTTACTGTTGTTGCTGTTTTATTAAGAACAACGTATGGCTTGTTATAGAAAGGATCGGTTGTTCTTGGGTGAGAAATTGTTACACCACTACCACAACTAAATGTCATTCCATTTGGTTTGATAAAGAATGAATCACCAACTGCAAAATTATGTGAACCAATTGTTACTGTCATAATTCCAGTTACTGGATCGTATGTCGCATCTGTAGGTGTATAAGAAGCATCTACTTGTGCAAATCTTCCACCATCACCTTCAAGTATTCCAATAATTTCGTCAAATGCTTCATCAGATCTTGCAGAACCAATATAGCTGTTTGCGTCAAGTATTTCGTTTGTTTGATCTTTAAGTCTTCGATATGCAGAGATTGTTTCATCTCTTTGTTTATCAATAACTTTCTTAGCAGCATTCATGTAATAAGCATTACCTGCAGTTACTGCATTATAGTTTGTTTCTAATAACATATCGTACTTAACGGCAGGTAAAATATATTCTGTAACATCTCTTCTACATTTTACACTATCGTAAGCAAAGAATTCGTCGTTATTGTCAATCCAATCTGTAAGTTCATCTTGGATAAATGATCTGTTGTCTTGTAATAATTCTCTAGCTGCTGTTCTTTCAACTTTACCAGAATCAACCCATGTAATTGGGTTCATATTTTCTTCACCATATTGAAGAACATTATAGAGTTCTTGCATTGAAGTATTTGCGCGATTAATAATTTCAGTTGAACCTTCAAAAATAGATTCAACGCGCGATTGCAAGTATTGGTTAGCGCCAAGAGTTTCTTCTAATTGATCTCCTGGAACAATGTATGAAATTGGTGAGCGATAAGTAATACCAGCTAATCTACCCCAATAATTAGAATCAAGTGCAATATCGTATCCTAATCCATCAACAATAATTCTACTATCTCTTTCACATTTACCTGCATCATAACCAGTATAACCTAATCCACCATTTGCTGAATTTGCAGTGAGATATTCAACCATATCATCAACGATATCGTCATAAGCATTCTCGATAGTGTCAGCAAATACTGTGTTACCAAATATAGTTGCGTTAGTTGATTTAGGTGCGAAGAACTGAGTTGTACCTTTTGCTCTCATTGAGATGTCACCGAACTGAGTACCTGAGTTGTTCAGTGTCATTTGTCCACCATTCAATGCATAGAATGCGCATCGTACGAAAATGGATAGAGAACCGATACCGTTAACACCAGCACCGTCTCGAGCAACATAACCCATACCGTTTTGAGAACGAGGTGTGAAACCGAAACATAATACGTAAGTATATAATGAATCTGGGTCTAATACTCTTCTATCTGCAAGTAGACATCCACCACCTCTTCCAACTAATCTGTTAGGGAAGTCGTCGATACCAATTGCGTCGATTGTAGCAGTACCACCAGATTCAGATGTAATAGTATCTCCAACCGCAAAACCTTTGTTGTTCTTTAAGTTTCTTACGTGAATCTTATTATCAGAAGCAAGTTCAGAAACATAAGATACGAAACCAACTGCACCAGATGAGAATGTAATCTCATCATCAACTGCAAATCCGCTAACAGCTGACACATTACTTAATGTAAACTCTCTACCTAAATCGTCGAGTGTACCTTTACTGTTATATGGGTTTAGAGGTGGTTCAACATCTACCCTGTTAAAGTTAGATAATTGAGAACTGTCTCTGATGTATGGTGAACGGAGTAACTTAGCACCAGGTCTGTAAGCAACGGCGAATCCACCTTCTGGATAATCGAAGTTATCGATTTTCCAGTTCATATAAGCAAAACCTTGAACGTAGTTACCAGAACCAACTAACCAACAGTTATTATTTTCATAACCAGGAAGTGCTTCAATAACTGTAGCATATTGTCCAGCTTTAGAAGTAACCGCACAATCATCTGGAATTGCAAGTTCACCTTTTGTATAATAAGTACCTTGTCCTACTTCAATATGAACTGCGTTGTTTAATGAGTTTCTATCATAAGAACCACCTGCTTTTTCTAAAGCAAGTTCACATGCTCTTTCAAGTGTACGAACTGGTTGTAATTCAGTACCTGGATATTCGTCATTACCTTTAGCAGCATCTACAGAAACTTTTAATGCTGATTGAGTAGATTTTGATACTTCGTTGAATAATTGTTTGTAAGAAATTTGTTCTGTTTCACCAGTTTTTTCATTTCGAATTGCAAAGTAACTTTCTTCATCAATAGGAGCTTCAAACTCTTTAGTAAGCTCCATATCGAAGTCAACAAGTTGAGATGAATCAATTACACCACCTGAGAATGTTGATTGTGAAAGTGTACCATTATCGAATGATGAATTTGTTGAAGATAATCCATCAGCTGAAGAACTGGTAATCGTTAAATCGTTAGCAACCACTCCGTCCATTGTACCAGCAAATGAGGTATTTGAAATGGATCCATTTTGGAATACGGAATAATCAATTGTTGAATTTGTAAGTACTACATTATTGCCTGTACCATCATTAAATTCTGATTGAGTAATAACTGTATTGTTAACTGTACCATCATTAAATTCTGAAGTTGTGATAACAGTATTACTAATATTTCCTTCATAGAAATTAGAAGCACTAATATCTGTTGTTGTAATATCTGAATTTGAAAGAGATACATCAACACCAACAACAGTAGACATTGTACCGCTATTGAATTCTGAACTTGAAATGACTGTATTATTAACTGTACCATCATTAAATTCTGATTGAGTAATGACAATATTGTTTGCTGTAGAATTTGAGATTGTGCCATCAGTAAATGATGAATTAGCAAGTCTAATATTATCACCATCAACATTAGACATATCGCCATTTTGGAATGTTGAACTATCGATGGTTGAATTATTGAGTACTACGTTGTTACCAGTACCATCATTAAATTCTGATTGAGTAATGACAATATTATTTGCGGTACCATCTGAGAAATCAGAATTGGTAATTGTCATTGTATTTGCTGTTGTAGCAAATATCGTTCCAAGCTGGAACGAAGAGTAAGACATTACAATGTTGTTAGCGTCAGAGTTTGTTATTTCGGTTCTATCAATACTACCACGAACAAAATCTGTATCTTCAATATCTGAATTGTCAATAATAACATTATCAAGTCTTGAATCTGACATGACAACACCGGAGATAGTACCTCCAGTGATGGTGATTCTTGAAAAAATCTCGTATTGAATGGCTTCGACTAATTCTTTACGAGTTATGTTTTTGGTACCATCGTCACCTTGAACAAGGTTAACAATAACGAACAGGTCTTCCGACCTGGTATTTGCACCTGTAATTGTACCTAGTTCTGAAATTTTTGACATTGATTAGTCTTCCCTGTTTCTTTTTATTTATTAGACCAATTACAAATTATCGCCGTTATTAAGACGATTTTCTAAATCATTTACCTTTCCTGTCAATTCTTTTATTGCTTCTAAAAGAAGAGGTACGATATTACTATATCTTACCGCTTTATATGTTTCATCTTCTTTTTGCACATCATATACTACTTCTGGTAAAACTTTTTCAATTTCTTGAGCAATTACACCTGGTAATTTTTGCTCTGGGTTGTCTTTATAGTTAAATGTGTAACCGTTAATTCGTTGTACTGTATCTAGCGCATTATTAATTGGTACTATATTTTCTTTTAATCTTTGATCTGACAGTGTACCATTTGATGTAATATCGCCTACCGTTACGATATTTCCGTTTTCATAAATTCTTGCTTTTGCTGTGGAACCTTCATACCAAGCCACATCACCATAAAATATACTTAATTTTGAATTATCGCTTGAAGAACCACAAATTATTCCATTTTCTGATCTAACACCATTTGCACCGTTAACATAAAGATTTCCTTCTGTTACGAATCTTGTTCCGTCAATAAGTAAAACTTTTGTCCAAGCACTAGTTCCGCCAGGAGTTCCTCTACCTATTTCAAGTTCTAATTGAGTTTCACTTAATAGACCTGTACCACTTGATGTGCATAACCAACGAGTACCAAGACCACTTGGATCAAATCCGTTTGTCGCAACTCCATCTTTAATTGTTACGCTTTCAAATTGTACATCATCTATAGTTTCAATATTACCGCCACTAGTGATGTTAATATTTTGTCCTGCTCCAAACGCTGCTCTCGCTCTATCATCTGTATAGAATAAGTTTGTTGTACCTTCTGTAAGATCGTCTGAACTTAATCCAGATCCACCACCACCAATTGACAAGCTTCCAACAGTTAAAGAACCTGTTACAACTGCGTCAGGAACTGTTAATGTACCGGCAGTTGATAGTTGAAACTTATTAGCACCTGTACCAGTATCGATAATGAAGTTTGCTGGATTGGAATTTTCCATACCAACATCCCAACTTACACTACCATTTGTAAATCTTACTTGTCCGCCTGATGCACCATAATTAAATATTGCTGTTGTTGCTGATGAACCATTAACTTGAATTGGTGAATTAAATTGTATTGTTTGTCCACCAGTACGAGAGGCTATTGTGTCAGATGATAATAAAGTACTTGCAATTAAATTAGTTGCAGTAAAGTCACCAACAAGAGTAGCATCACCTGTTGTTTGGTCGCCTAATGCGGATGCAGTAATTGCATCTGTTCTAAAAATATCAACAAGATCGTTAGTCTTATCAAACCAGTTTTGAAAAGTTTGCGATGTTGTTATATTTGGTAATGCTGGTTTAGCCATCTCTATCTATTTTCCAATTTTTCTATTTTTTCGTAAATTGTAATAATGCTTCTTTTGATCTCTAGAATATCTTGCTGAAGCTTATCGACCTTTCTATAATAGCTTCTTTCTACTTTATATTTATTCAGAGCCTCGATATCGTTATTAACTATCGCGTTAGAATGTGGGTCTCGAACTAATTTAGTCATAACAAAATCTCCTAGGTTAATGCAATACCGCGATAATCTCTTAATGTTGGTGCATTATGCACATTAGGAGATAATAAATCTATTCTAATAGCAAATCTTCTGAATCCTGTCCAGTTGGTTGATGCGTCATTAGAATATGTTAAAACTCCATTTCCATCTTTGTTATCATCAGATACTCTAAACTTAAACTCTCTATAATCATGCAGATTAGTATTACTTGAGAATACACCAACACCTTCAAACAATTCGAGCTCAATCCAATCTACAGAATCAAAAGGCTCACTATCAAAAGAACTTTGTGGTCTAATATAAGCCTTAATATCAGATCCTGATGGACGATATCCTGTTACAATTAAGTGTAAATCTTCAGCATCAAGATCAGCAGCTAATTCAATAGATTTTGAAATATATTTAGAAGAAGTTGCTGCGTCATTTGTAATCTTATATGCATAAGCTAATAGTTTTGATGTTTCAATATCTACAAATGGAGTTGATGTTACATTAGCATCATTTTCCATTTCAATTACGATATCAAAAGCTTTTGAACGATTTGGGTCGTTTGATTTACTATAAACAATTACACCTTTTTGACTAAAATGATTATTATCATTAAATGACATTGGCATACTATAAGTTACATTTACATCAGAAGGTGGAACAAAGGTTCCTCTTACTAATGTTCTTGATGTTGAATCAACAGCCTTATTAATAAGCGGTTGAATATAACTAAGATTAATATTATCGATACTTACTACGTTTGCTTGTTTACCACTATCTAATCCTAATATATTTGCACCCGCCGCAAATACTGAACCAGATCTAACTGAGCTTTCTTCTAAATGCATTTCATAAGGATTATTAATATTGTAGTATGAAAGTTTACCGATAACTACTGGTGTACCTGTTCCATTACTTACTGCAAAAGGTGCAGGTTTGTCAAGTGTAAGTGTCGTAGCATTTTCAATACTTACAATTTGGAAAATATCTGATTGAGTATTACCTGCATTCGCGATAAGAATATAATCTTCTTCAGCATACGTATCATCAAGCGCAGTACCTGTCATCGTACTTGTATTAATAGGTACGTTAACGGTAGCACTTGTTGAACCTTGAAGTGATTTAGTTTGATAAATTGTTTCACCAGGAATAAATCTTCCAGTAATATTATCAACTGTTAAAAATTCATGATCGTTATTTGTCATTGTGACAGAACCAGTTGCAGTGTTGAAGTTATGTCTACGTAAAGTAAATTTCATATCTTCATCCTGGTATGACTTCCAAGCACTATTATTGGTAGAGCTGAATAATACCCCATCTCCCCAATCCTGTACAATGGCAGCCCCCTGAGTGACTCCTGGTGTCAAATCTGTGCCGCCTACCTTAGAAGTATATACTAAGTAGTTAGGATCTGATGCATCTGGTTGAACTACAATTGCATATTCTTTTTCAACATCAAGTCTTACAGGTGTATCAAACGCAAATGTAGTTGCGATCGAAGCATCGTCAGATACTGAGTTTGTTAAATCAGTTGGTAATTTGTGTACAACTGAGAATGGAACGATTTGATTTGAAGGATAACCATTTACAACTTCTCTTACCTGTAATGACACACCATTAGTATCACTTACACGTTTGAAGTATACATCAACCTCTGATAAGTAAACAGAGTTTGAACCTTGTCCCATACCTTTCTTAATAAAGAATGTTTGAGCAATTGGGTCACGACCTCTTGGTCTTCTTGCAACGTTTCTTGTAGTTGTCGTTGTATTAACATCAAATTCTGGTTGACGAGTTGATGTTGTTAAACTTGTTTTTTCAACGCTAAAGTTGTATGCTCTATAAGTAACAAACCCTCTTGATGTTGAACCACTTTCAATACTATTATATAAATTAACATCAGCAATTTCTAATACTCTGTCACCAACAAAGAATGTTTCTGGTGGTAAAGCAAATACTGCTCTTAATACACCATTTGCATCTGTTGTAACAGCGTCACCTTTAGAACCATTACGTTTAATTGATCCTGCAGTATTATCAGGTGAACCTGGAATTACGTGAGCATTAACGTCAACACCATCAAAGAAGAAATAATGTCGTACATTTGGACGTAAGCCAGACATATAAACTTTAATGTCACGGCCGGCCATGTATGGTTTGAAACTAAAATTAGAAACAAAGTCTCCAACAAATTGTTCTTGTGTTGAACCTTGTGATACACTAATTTCGCTTGTTCGAGTTGTTATAGTCGTAACTTCTGTTCCGCTACGACCGCGACCACCCATACGTCTTCCCCAACTCCAAGCATCTTCTCTAAATTCAGTTGTTTGAGTTGTGTCAGTGAGTGGTAAAAATTCTTGAATGTTATCAACAAATTCCTCGAAAGCTGTTGACATATCAATGTCAATAGTAACTGGATTTGTTGTTGTATCGTATGCAGCATCATAAGGTGGAGAAATAACTCCATCACCTTGATATTTGTAGAAGTTACTTACTGCATTACGGAAACCTGAAGCATAAGGTTGATTAATGATTTCAACATTTGCATTACGACCGAGTGTTCCAACTTTAGCATCTGATGTTGTTGGGAAGATCGAAGCTCCAGTACTTGTTTTATATTTAAGATCCATAGAATAAGTTTTAACTGCAGGTGTTAAAATCTTTTGATTAAATGGAACAGCTGCATTAAAAGATGGATCTTGAATATTTGCTAATGAGAGATCATTAAATGGATCAACTACAAAACCGTTTTTAAATCTGTTTAAACCATTTTCATCTAAAACATTTAGATTTTGTGTTTCTGATTCTAATTGGTTTAATGAAATATAATAAGCCATGTTATCAATCTTCTTCTCTAAAGAATGAAGATCTTTCATGGTATAATTTTTAATTCCTGTAGAACGTGCTTTAATCGCGTATTCTCTTTTCTTCGCAGTATTAGCAGCTGCAGAACTGAGTGCAGGGAAACCAGGAATATTAACTTCAGCAACAACAAGTTTATCTGTTTCTACTCTAGGAGGTGAAGGCTCTTTAGCTTCTTTACCTTTTATTAAACTTATTTCTCCATAAGAATCACATACGATTGCATCGATTCTTGACAAATAATATTCAATATCTGTTGTTGCGCTTGCTGCTGAGGCAGGCACTAATGGAGAACCTAGATCTGAAAAACTAATTGGATATGCACCAACTGCGGTTGTTACCGTACCAGCAGAAGCTGGAGTAGTATCGTTATAATCTACTACAGAATCTTTATTGATATATGCTCTAAAGTCAAAGCATTCTCTTAGATTAAATCTATTACCTACAGAAGAAGTATATACTGGAATATCATATTTGTCTAATGAGTTAGGATAACTGTTTATTGTAAAATAAAATTCTCCAGAAGATGTGCTTACTTGGAAAACTTTTAATTTAATAGTTAAAACTCCATTTGCAGGAAGTGGTCTTCCTTGGATATATTCCATATATGAAATATCATAGTAAGTATCTTTCTGATTATTTTTAAGTACAAAACTGTTTGTATAATCATCACCGCTTGCATCTTCTATACTTGTAATAGCAAATACATCAGGAAAACCTAAACTGTATTTAGTTGTCGAACTTGTAAAGTTAACTTTAACGTATGGTTCTGCAACTGTTTTATTATAGGGATCAACACCTGCAATCGAACCAATTAATCTTTTATTATAGAATAATGTAACGTTTGTTGCTGAACTTGCAGCAGGATCTAAATTAATTGTAAGTTGACTATTATTAAGTGCAAGTGAAGTACTTAAAACTGGAATTACTGTATTTGTATTATCAACAACAAGAATATCATTTTGGTGAACATCAAAATCTTCACCAGGATTTGCTGTAAGTGTTATAACATTACCTGTTTGTGTTGCCGCAATTTGATCTCTTACTGGAATCAATGTATCTGTTGTTCCAAATACACTTCTCATACCAGTATTAAAGAGTAAAGATTTTCTACCTGCTTCTCTTATTCTTGGATCAACTTCAATATAACCAGAGCCATCGCTGAGTCTTGCAATATTTGATATTGTATTTGATCCTGTTAAAGTAACTGCTGTTAAATAAACTCTTGTAGGTGTAACGTTAATTGCAATAGCGGTACCAATATTACTTCCACCACTATTTTGCACATTAACAGGTGTCCAATCAATATCTACTGTTCCATTAATAGAAACAACTGAAAGATAATTTCCATAATCAAATGAAACTGATTGAGCATTTTGAGTTTCTGTTGAACTAATCTGATCAATTGTAAATGAACGTTCACCAGAATTTTCTACTCTATAACCTTTTACGTATGCTGTACCTGTTCCTAATAAAACATTTACATTACCATCTCTATCATCTGTAGATAATGGAAATTGTTTTAAAACGTAGTTACCTGATTCTTCGTAAGTGCGTCTAGCAAGTTCTTCACCTAATACATTATATTGAGAAACGTCTCTTAAAGTAATAGCGTTTCCGTTTTGGTAACGAATAAGTGTAAAGAAATCAGCGTCAACATCGGCATCTGCTGTATCTAAAACAACAAGATTTGGAATTAGTTTTAATCTATCAGCACCAGGCGCATTTTCGTTACTTGAACCGTTTGCATTATCATATAAACTATTATCTTGTAACGCATTAGTAGTTGATTCTGTTACTGAATAACCTACAGATACTGCATCAGGCGTATTATTATATTTGGATACAACTAATATTTGATCTTGAGCAAATAAGAAATGACCTTTTTGGAAAATAACACCAGGAGCGGATTGAATACCAAAAGATCTTCCTACATGATTTGCAAGAGATGTTACAGCTAAACCTGGAATGCTTTGTGTTTCTGAAGCAAATACGGTATTTGTAACACCAACTTTATATTTGTAAAGTGTGACGGTTAATGGCTCACCAGCTCTAAATTCTGTATCTGATGTAGCTGAATTAACAGGTGTTAAATAATTAATATAAAAAGTATTTAGATCTGGTGGTCTTGTTTCAAAACCTCTTGAAGCAGAAATAATTTGAGCTCTTAATCCAGAGTTTGCACCAGTAACTTCGTAAACATAATCAAGTTCTAATTCTTGACCGAGAATAGTTTCTGTAACTCTTCTGCTAATATAAGACGTTGGATCGAACCCTGTAACGTCAATAAGTTTTACGAATCTAAGATCATCAAGATTTGTAAAAGAACAACCTTTAACAATACTACCTTCTTTAAAGATATTATCGCCAAATTGCTCCACTTGATTTTGGAGCATTGATTGTAATTGTGTTAATTCCCTTGCCTGTACAGCAAACCCAGGTTTAAAGAGCACACGATAGTATTGATTCTCGAGATCAAAATCGTCGAAATATGGTGATTGGTTTAGGTTTGTGTTAATAGGCATATCGTATTACTTTCCTTAAAATTCCAATACAAACTTAAATTCTTCTCTTGATAGGTCTGTTCTTGCTAATGGGAAGAAATCTTCCATGAAATAAACCTCACCTGTTCTTTGAACATAGTTTGAAAATACAACATTAGATGCTACTGGACTATTTATAGTAATTGTTTGACCTGTATCGTTTCTAAGTTGTAATGTTAAATCTAAAGAGGTATCTCCATTTCCTGAGTCTGGATTACTTTCATAAGGACCCATATATTCTGCTAAATAAGCCGTATTCGCGCTTTCATCTACTTCATGAACTTTAGCAGAAAAAACTACTTCATTATCAGAATTTAATTGAGTTACTGTTGTATTTGCGGTTAATCTATCTATATCGTCTGTTGTGATGGCAATTCTATTATCAAAAATTGTTGGTGTTGATGTATGAAAACTTGGTGATCTTACAATTCCAACACCTGTATAAGTATTTGTATCTCCAATTCTAGTATTATCATCGGCAGAAATATAAGCATAAAAACTAAAATGCTTACATCTAAATTCTTCTAATACGTTATATGTATGTCCACCATCTGGTGATAAACGAGGTCTTATGACTGCTCTTACGTCAGTAGTTGTTGTATCTTCAGGATCAAAATCATAAGCTGGATCAACAACTTCTGCTGTAATATTATCATAACCACTACCTTGATTTAATACAGTGATTGAAGTGATTTGTCCATTTTGAATTTGTGGAATACCAACTGCTCCTCTTCCATTTCCTTTAATATCTACTCTTGGGAAAATACTAAATGAAGCATTTCCAACAACACCTGAAGCAACTGCATCTCTTTCTGTTATATATGTTCCACCACTAGAATATGCAGTAAATCCAGTACCGTCTACATTTGTACTTAATCCTCTATCTGCCTTTAAGGCAAATGTATCTGCAGATAAAACTTGTACGTAATAGTTATTTCCATTTAATTCTGTCATTCCTACGACATTACTAAATGTAATTGATTGGCCATTTACAAACCCGTGTTCTACTGAAGTACATACAACTGGATTTGCTTGAGTTGCAAAAGTTATTGCACCTCGTGTTTTACCATAAATTTTTTCATTACCTACTCGTATTTCAGCGTTACCAGTATTTTGATTATAAAAATAATATTGTATTTCAAATAAATTTGCAACGCCATTTGGATTTACTGTGTAAATATTTTGTCCAACGTAATAACCTGTAATAGGACTCCAAGTTGAAAAAGGATCTACTAACATAGTGCCATCATAAAATGGAGATGAAATTAATCCACCCGTTTCTTTAACATATCCAGAATTGTCTAATGGATTAGTAACAACAATATCAGATAATTTTGATCCTTGACCTAAAGTTGGATTAGTATTAAAAGTTCCAATAATTGGTACATAACCTAAAGCATTATAAGCTTCGAATTGTAATTCACTAATAACATACATATATTTCCATACGTACCCATCAGCTGTTTCATAAACTTGGTTTGTAGTTGTTGGATTATAATTAGGAGGTGATGTTACTGTTGCGCCATTATTATTATTCAAACATTTATAAACGCGATAATCACCAGTTTCATTATCGTTAGGTCCAACAACAGCATAGAATTTTTGATCTGTTAAATCTACTGTATCATCATATTCAACATACACTTGACCAACCTGCCAAGGATGATATCTAATCATAAAATGAATATCATTGATTTCAACTTTTTTGCCAAACAAAGTTCTTTCTAAAAATTCATTTTTAGAAAATTTAGAATCTACTGGATCGAAAGAATCGATAGCGGAAACAAACAAGAAATAATCATTGTTATTAATATCATCAATGAATAATCTTGTGATATCCGTTTTAAAATTGTTAGATAATACTTCTGGCATTTTATAAGCTCATTGAAAAAATTTGATTGTTAGTTTTATTTATCTTCATTCTCTAAGCTACTCTAATCTTCCGCCTAGGATATGTTTGTCCTGTTGCTGGTCTAGAAGTATAAGTTATACTTCTTGGTTGCTTTGTTTTTCCTGCTGTTCCCATTCTTATTGACCAAGGTAACCAAACTCTTGTGTTTGGAGTTGTGCCCATAATTCCACTGCCTGAATAATAATATTCAGTTTCACTTAATATAACAATATAATTAGCCATTGCAGCGTGGTTCGAACAAATATAATAATAGAGCCCTGCAGGTACAGTGTCGGTGGCCCAAATCATAAATCCTGATTGAGTTCCATTATTTGTTACACCAGTATTATAAGCATCAGCAGAACCTTGTACTACACTTCCTTTGTATTGTTTAATATACATAGGATGTCCTGTTGCATTAATACTAAAAGTGAGTGTATCACCTTTTCTTATAACTAATATTGGATCATTAGTACTACTAAATGTTTCTGCTCCAACAGTTCCTGTAAAGGTATAAGCCGTAGTTCCGTTAGCTCCTACAGAAACTGCCCAGTTATCGTTATAACTGTTTCTATCTTGTACTCTTTCTGTTAACTGTGTGCGTTGAGTCATAGTTTGGTTTACAAGGTAGCTACCTTGTAATCTATGTCCCCACATTTCTGTGCCCGCTGCAGGAAAACTTGTTTTACTTACTGCATTACCACTACGATCTTTTCCTAAATCTTCTACTAATGGAAGAGGGTGTTGAGAGAAAGTACTTCTTATCATGGTTCTTAATTCTGCGATACTTGGCCAAGATGCTCCGCCTTCTCCATGATAATAATGATCAAGCATTAATGCGACTGCACCAACCACATTTGGACATGCCGCTGAAGTTCCAGAAAATGTTCCCCACTCAAATCCATTTGAGTCAGTTTTAACATTATAAACAGATGTCGCACACCATGAACCTCTTCCTTGTCCTATTGCATCAATCGCTGGACCTCTTGCGGGATAATGCTCCATTAATGGGTTTGTTGTACTAAACTGATATGATGAAACATAAAATGAATAGCGATTACCGAGATACTCACACCTATGAGTATATTCTGTACCAGTTACAGGAGCATAAGTGTTTTCAGTAGCAGTAACTTTATTACTGCCAGTGGATTCGTTTAAGTCATAGTAAAAATAATTTGAATCCATAAAGATTTGATTATTATACTGAGGCTGGTCTGTTCTTGCAAAAACAACTGGAGAATTACCAGATGCGAAGAACATATAAATCCCGTTAACACCATTAAAGAAATTTAAAACAGCATCCCAAACAGTATCCCTAGAAGAGTTTGAACGAAAAGTTGCGATTCCCCACTTATCAGTTCCATTAGCACCAGTCGTGTTAACAACATTGAATCCGTTGTCTATGAAATCTGAGTAATCACTTCCCCAACCACCACCTGGTCTAGTTACTGTTGTTTGATTTCCATCATCATCAAATGCGTTAAAAGAAGAAATTTCTTCGATAGGTATAATATTCTCAGCTCTTACATCATCAGCGTAACCCCAAGAATTGTTTACGATAGTAGCGTTTCGTTTACCTGTATCTGGGTTAACTGGTTTTGCTTGATGCCATGCAAGAATTGCTGCATAAATTGATAATTCATTATCATAAGTCGCATCAGCATAATAAAGGTTTGCGTTTTTTGCCCAACCACAATAAGTACCTGCTGCAACTGATGCGCATCCAAGTGCGTGTGTACCAAAGTCTGTCCAACCATTTGTGACTTGATTATTTCTTACGTTGGTTACTCCCGCATCATAATCACCCCAATCAACAGCAACAAATCTAAAATTATTAGATGCGTCTTTGAAATCTGGATGTGCTTGAGCCCACGATGGCTGTTCAAGAGCACCACCACTAGGGTCTACAATAACAATATCAACAGTGCTTCCATCAAAATTATGAGATATAGTCGTATTTGTTGATGCGTAAGTATCTTCTTGAGTTCCACCACCAAACTGAGCGTTATTAAAGAAACCTAAAGGCCTTCCATTTGGTGTTGGTGCTGTTGTATTTGTATCCCAGAAAAATTTAGCTGGAATAAAATCAGTTCCATCAAAAGTACTTGAAGGATAAGAAGTATCGAAGTATGTTTCAACAGTCGTTTTACCGTTACGATTTTGTGGGTTATAACTATAAAGTACTTTATCTTGTTCGACATTTACACTAACAACATCATCTCTTTCTGAAATAGTATTCGCTTCTTCTTCGGTAAATTTAAATACACATATTCTATGAAACATGCTAGGATTAGCAATACATTCAAATCCTTGTGAATTTAAATCTTCACAAAAAGCGTCGCAGTCGGTTCCTTCGCTTAAACGGATTGAGTGATTTTTTCTACCATTAGAATCTGCTTCATGAGGAATAACTCTATAAAGTTCTTCTGGTGGTAAAAATTTTAATGACTCGTCGATTGCCATCTATTAAGTCTCTAATGTTAATGCTGTTATATCTACTTGTACGGTTCCTGTCGAACCACTTAAATTTGTTACTGAAACTGGAACAGTTGATTCACTGTTTCCTACCCAGCCAAATACGCCTGGTGTAACTTTAACAGTGGTTGCACCACCTGTAATAAATTCTGCGATTACACCAGATCCTTCAGCCGGATCTTGACCTTGTGTTCTACTTGCATCAGCTGTTCTTGATGCAACTTCATCATAGATACGTACCCATGCTGCTTTATCAGTTGTAACTTCATATAAAACATATGATTTACCGATATCTGCAAAAGCAACATTACCTGCTGCACCGTCTGCAATTGAAGCCGTTGTTTCTGTTTCTGTATTACGTGTAGCAGAACTTCCGCCTCCGCCTCCACCACCTGCGGCAGCTTCAACAACGATTGTTCCTGTCATTCCCGAATGTGATGCACATTGATATTTGTAATTGCCAGAAATTGATGCTGGTATCTTCCAGAATAATGTTCCTGAATAAGTGCCTTGAGCATTAGCTTCTTCGTATATGTTACCTTCTTGTAAAGCAACTAATCCTGTATTATAATCTGCTCCACCGCTTGTTTGAATTTTAAGCGGGTGTGTACCACCTGAATCGAAAGACATATCAAATCCAACAGTTGTACCAGCTTTTACGTAAATAGTTGGATTGTCTGTTGTTCCATATTGGTCAAAACGATATGCGGATGTACCATTTGCTGATACTGTTAATACTGTTGCTGCATTACGGAAACTATTTTCAAATAACGCTTTATCAGCTGAATCTGCTGGTTGTTGGTCTATATCTGCGAAAGATGGAGTGAATGTTACGTTTCTCCATGTACTATCATTTGGGAAATAACTTAGAATATCTCCACTTTGTGGATTTGTAATTGTCGTATCAGTAATGTCAGTCATAGCAACCGAACCACCACTACCACCTGACTGTGCTACCCAAGCGTAATCTGAACCATTCCAAGAAAGTACATAGCCTGATGTTGGATTACTTTGATTTAGATGCGCGTCAACGTCAGAATTAGAATACATTGTTGGTAATGTAGCAAATTCTAAAGCATTACCTGCTGAATTTACTCTTGCGTATTGAAGAGCTGAACCTAATGTTCCTGGTGTATCACTTAAACCTACAAAACTTGAAGATCCACTACCACCACCGCCTGTTGCAGTAATAGTAATAGAATCATTAGTATCACTAGTTGTAATTTGAATTCCAGTACCCGCAATGAATGTTAGAGTATCATCAGCTGAATCTGCTTCAATATCATTTTGGCCAGAAACTGATATTGTTGTAAATGCTGAGGTTACCGAAATTCCACTAATGTCAGAATAATTCGCAAGTTGTTGCCATGCTCCGTTGTGAGCATAATAAAGTTTTCCAGTATCATGTGCGTGTCCTATTGCACCATGATATGTACTCGCATCAACAGCTTCAAGATCTGCTATTGTATCATAATAGAATGATATTTTATGAGAGGCTCCTGGAAAATCAAGTTCTCCTTGAGCATTAAACATTGAAGTAGCGTTAGTAGCGCTACCTAATGCGAAATATAATTCATTAAAGTTATCGTTTGTTTTATCGAATGCATTACGTATTGGATCTCCTGATCCATCGTTTGCTGATGCTCCGATATTAATTATTTGCTTGGCCATAGCATTTCCTCTAAAATTCTAAATTAATATTTATTTGATTATGCACCGCGTTGTTCTCTTGTACTTAACCCAAAAATATATGGGAAAGCCGGTGTATTAAAATCACCATTTGCAAAAGTTAAAAAATACGCGTAAGTTCCAGTTGGATAATCAGGAGTTGACGCAAGGTATCTTCCATTATATTCGTCAAGATCTCCTAATCCATCTACAAACTCATAATCGTTTATAAAACTTCCTGCCGGTTCTTGAGCATATGTAAATCCTCTACCCGTCGCTTCTGTTGCAAGAGTTCTCCAACTACTTAACATTTGTCTTACTAAACTTGTATTATCTGCAGGATCCGCATAACTGTATGGTCCATATAAAGGATAGCCATCAAAACACCAACCTAATATTTTACTGTGTCCGTCAGGATGTCTAAAATTATCTCCTGAATAATTGCTATCATTATAATAAGAATTTGAACCATAAAATTTTGCGTTATTCCAACCGTTGATTAAAAATGAACCTGAGTGATAATGATACTCACCATTTTCCTCAGGATGTCCACCACATGCATCTACACCATACGCAGATTCATTAAATACTGCATTATATGTAAAACCTTGAGGTGGTTGAATTTGTGATCCTGGTAAAGGTCCAGGTGCAGCACTTGGATTAAATAATACAACACCATTATTAGCGATACCCATTGCTCCTAATGTTGTCAAATGAGGATTAGACGTATTTTGTCCACCTCTATATTCAAACTGAAAATCGTGAGTTTGATCTGAAATAGTATTACCACCACCAAACCCACCGCGAGCAGTTGTACCATCATTAGTTAATACAGTAACTCCTGCTCTTGCTGGATAAGGATCTCCATCTGATTGTATTCTCATTACTGCCATATTAAGTTACCGTAATTGTTGTTGTACTTGGATAATTACCAGTTGTATTACTTACACCCATAGTTTCGGGATCAGATCCAGCCACACCAGTCCACCCACCATTGTTAACGTGATCTGCAGTTACTGTTGTTGAATCAACAGTAAAGTTTGTTACAGATGCTTCTAAATCTACTAAGTTTGCAATATCTAATGGTGAACCTGATCCATCATCATTAAACATTCTCAAGAATCTTGGTTTAGTATTGAAGTTAACTAATGTTTTGTAAATAAAATCACCAAACATTTTTGAACCAGCTAGGTGAACATTTTGTTTTAATAATTTTTCATATTGACTTTTATCAAGAGTTGATTTAATTTGATACGAATACTCTTGATAAAAATCGCTGTCTTGTACTCTTTGACCAGATTGATAATATACATCTTCGCCATCGGCAGCTAATGTTTTTTGATAACCATTTAAGTGTGAACTATAATCTGACCAATAGCCTGATGTTCTTCCCTGTGAAGACGCACTAATTATTCCAACCGCTTGAATTTCTCCAGTTGAATCAACGATTTGTACATCTGCTCCATCAACATAACCAAAACCAGAATTTTCAATGCCTACTGTTGCAATTCTACCTGTTGCAAATTGTGTTTCAGTATTCATTATTGCATTATCACCAAGAGGTCTTGTGTTATAATCAATTTCTTTACCAATTACATCAATTTCATCGCCATTGGCTCTTATAATTGGATTAGATCCAGAGAAGCCATAATAATCAAATGGAATAACACTTATCCATCCTTGTTCTGTATTTGTTTTTGTTATTTCACCTTGTATACCAGTTGTTTTTTCTGTAATAATTTCATTTAAGTTGAAAACACCAGCATCACCTGGATCTGTAAATCTTAATATTTGATTTCTTCTATCAAAGTTAATAAAGACATCGTCTTTTACTCTTGCAAAAACGTCATTTGTATACTCATCACCAGGATTTACATTAATGAATCCTGTAATTTTACCAATTGTTAAATCTTGAATATCAAATGCATCTTCTAATGCTGTTGATAAATTAACTGGTGAAGCAGTACCTGACATAGGAGCAGTAGCTTCATAATCAGGAGCATTAATTAATGTTGGTAAAAATGGTGCTAAAGGATCTGTAATTACAGATGCAACAGAAGTATTTGTTAAACCTTCTACGATAACATCATTAGGATTTGATGTATCAGGAAAAAGTGCGCCGGGTGAACTTGAATTTAAATCACCGTATACATCAAAAGTTAAAGAGACATTTGGATTTCTGTCGAGCGTTTGAATTGCTCTATCAGCTCTAAAATTTGTTCCTGTTGTTACATAAACACCAATTGCGCTAGTACTTTGACCAACTACATATCCTTCTGTTCCTGCTGTGTCTTGTATTCTTTCATACGGAGTAAATTCTAAATCTTCATTATCTAAAACAAGAGTTTGATTACTTACAATAAGTCTTGTCGTATTAACACTATACCCATATCCACCGTTTTCTAATTCATATTCAATTTGTCCTGTAAGTTTATCTTGCAATCCAGTAACAATAACTTCACCGCCAGCTCCATATTCTGAATTAAGAGAATACTTATCACCAATTTTATTTCCTGTTGTCCCTCTTATTTCATTATCTAAATCAATTGTAATCCCATTAAGCGAACCATTTATTCTACCAAATGAAACAACTTCACCATTAATGTTTGTAAAAATATCGTCGTATTTTTCAAATTGTCCTTGAACTTCATCGATATAAATGATAGGTGTTTTAATACCATTTAAAATAATAAAGTTAATTTTAGAAACTGCAGCTTTTGCTTCTGAAGCTGAACCTGTAATATTACGTGATATTAAATCTGCGTATGTATATTCAACATCGGTTTTTGATAAAAAGTAATTATCATTAGGAAACATTTGTAAGTAAATACCTTGTTTCCAAACACTGTTAGAAACTTTAAGCATCCTTTTAGCAGGATAGATAATATCAGTATCATATTCTCTATAAAAAATAGAGAAAAATAATTCTATACCTGCGGGAGTTCCTTTGCGTCTATAAAGATCTAAAATATTTTTAACGAGAATATTTACTACATTAGTTTGTAATTTAAGGTCTGCAAGATATTTCTTTTGAAAGAATATAAGCATTGACTTAAGAGTTGTATCAACATCTTTATATTCGAACATTCTTCTCGAATTATAATGAGATTGTTTTGAATCACTCTCAAGCCATTTATAATAATCTCTAGCAAGTTGTACAAGCTCAGGACCATCTTCCCTATAGATATTAGGAAATTGCTGATTGATAAAAAATGCTATATCCTTTTGTACATCCATTAGTACATTCTCTTTTTAAAAATTAATAACTTCCACCACTAGAGACTGAGCTTAATGAGCCTATAGTAGAACTTGAAGTAATATTGCTTGGTGATGTTTCTTCTTCTAACGTCATATTTACAACAACATCGTTATCTCTTATTATAAACACTCGTCCTTGTGGTGCTTTAATATCAGCATTACGAGGTCTTACCATAATTTTAATTCCAGAACCGTTATAAGATTCTACAACGAAGTTTGTAAGTTTAATTAAACCTGTATTATAATCAACTACTCCGGCTTTCGGATTTACAATCTGTGGATTAGTTGCGTCATCTGTGACAGTCATCATATTTCCTACACCATCATCAGACAAATAAACGCAAACTCCTGCGATATCAAATGGACTTGATTTAACTGCTGGTTTAAAATCTGAAAAACCATTTGCTGCTCTATATGGGTATGGCTTTATTAATGGTGTTTCAAATTTAAATGATGGAGCTGCTTCTACATTAACAACAGGTGAATATTCTATAATAGGTTGAATAACAATATCATTACTTTGAATACCAGAATCCACATCATCGATTATACCTGAAAGTTTAGATTCTCTTAATGTTCTATTAAAGTTTTCAAGCTTATCGTCGGAATATGTTTGTATTGCGTTTCTAATAAGTTGTTCAAGCTCACCAGGACTTTTATCTGTTAATTTATTACTATATGTTGCATTTACAGTAATATCAGCATAATAGAATTTAGTTTGAACAAAGAATGGTTCAATACCTAATGGGCTTTTATCTGAAAGATATTTAATATAAGCATTCGCAAGCGTAGAAGATATAAGTGTTGTATTATCTGATATGTAAACTGATATCGCAACTTTACCGTATTGAGGCGGATCAAGTTCTTCACCACCGTAAGCAGATACCGCAGTAATTTCTGGGAATGCTTGTTGTAATAAAACTTCATAATCACTATTAGTTACTGCACGTTCTTGAATTTGTAAAGCTTTAGGAGCAAAGTATCTAATTGATTCCATACTTTCTCTTTCTTCACCACCCTGTGCCGCTTCAATTGTTTCAATACTAATTGTAGCTCCATCAATAAAAGATGCTGAGAAACTATTTGCACCATTGGCTTCAGCACCTGAACAAATACGATATCTTACACGAACATCTTCGTATTCTTCTGGCTGCAAACCAAATTCATTTTTACCAAAATAAATTGAGTATCTATCATCAAGATAAGGTTCTAAATAGAATACTGGGTCTGTCGCTTTAACACCATAAATGGTTGTTGCTCTTGTAAATACGTTTTGGTCTTCAGTTGCTTCTGCGTCGACGAATACAACAAGTGAATCCGTATCAACTTCATTATTTGTAAGTTGAACTCTTAATACGCCATCTTCATCAACAATAAATCCTTCTCTTTGGAATGATGAAAGCATTTGTCCTTCTAAAATTTCTACGTCTTCTGCAATATAAACACCAGGTGCTGTACGTCTTGCAACGTATGATTTATCTGTTACAAAATTAAATAAATCACCTTGGAAGTTTGAAGTAAAATTTGAATATGTAGGAATGGTAAGTGTTGATGCAGTTTCATATTCATCTGTAATTGTTACACGAACTTTTGCTCTTGCGCTTTTGCGTGATCTTGGAATATAGTTTAATTCTTTTGCATGAGAAACGATTGAGTTCTTTAAGACGGCCGAGTCAAGAAACATTTCGTTAAGAGCCATGTTAGTATAAAAGTTATTTTGGAAAGTATTAAATGCTAGAACATCGAGAAATGCACTGAGGTTAGAACCTTCAAAATTATAATCTTTAAATTGAGTTTGTGTACTGAGATAAGTTCTCAGTTGTGTTTTAATTGAATCGAAATCCAATTCTGTTATAGGTGTTTTTACGCTGGCCATCTTACCTTATCCTTGTTAAAATTAAATCCAAAGTGACTGGAATATCTGAATTTCTTACATAAAATCTTATTACTACATCTACTCTATTATCGTCAATACTTGAACTTACAGTTACATCAATTAACTGAGCTCGAGGCTCATAAGTTTTAATTGTAGTTTCTACTCTGCTTTTAATAAGATTTAGTGTTCCTGGTGTAATATTTTCAAATAGTAAACCTCTTATGCCTCCACCAATATATGGTTGCATCAATCTTTCACCAGGATCTGTGAGTACTAAATTTTTTATAGATTCTTTAACGGCGTCTTCATCTTTAATAAGCGCTAAGTCTTTAGAGATAGGACTAATAGTCAGATCTTTCTTAAAATCTGAATATAAGTTCTGCTTTTTAGTAGCAGGTGTTTTAATATCTATTGTCATACTACTGGCAACTCTCTTAAGTCTAAATGAATATGCTCGTCATATTCTACAACTGTTTTAAAACCATGTTTATAAGCAGCTTCAGTGAATGCATTAACATCATCCATGTCCTTTTTAATATCTATAACCAAACCGCTCAAGTGACTGTTATCTGGATCATTTTCTTGTGCTTCATTCCATTCTTTACTTACCCAGCCATCAATAATTTCGTATGTTCCACCTATATCATCTCTTATTCTTGTCAGATATACTTTTACATCTAAATCAATTTTAAGATAGGCATTGATTCCGACATTATCATTATGAAATGGATCATCTTCCCCACGTGCTACTTTTAACCATTCGTGTGTTCCTTCATATACTTGACCACATTTTGGAATGTTTTTATATTCAGCAGCAGTTATAGGTTTAATAGTAACAGGTTGTTCTCCTGTAGGAGTAATTCTTCTTCTACCTTCATCTTCCCAAAGCGCTCTTAAACTATTTATGGATTCTTGTCGTTTTTCTTCTGAAAACCTTATGCCTCCATTTCTTATAGCTGTTGATGAATTAACATTTGAAATTGCTTTTAATCTATTAACAATGCGCGAATATCTAAATCCATAATCGTCCATTGGTTTTTTAATATCTCTAAGTAATAATTCTATATTTGCAGCTAATGCGCAGAATCTAAACACCATGAATTGGATTTGTTCTAAATTTGGATTTTCAAAAAGACTTACCGCATAGTCAATTAGATTAGATAACTTTCTTTTAAGTTGGTCTTTATTTTCTTTTGTAAAGTTTTGACACTGAAGTTCTTTAATTGTCATTATTGCTTTAACGCCTTTAGCTTGGCCTGCTTTGATTTCACCTACTATTGCTTCAATATCAAAATTAGAAAGAGCATCTTCAACTTCTTGTATAATTTTATCGACAACTTCTAGAATTTTATCTTTAATTTCTTTAATGATTTTGTCTATAATCTGTTGTGCTGTGAGCTCTGTTAGTCCGTCATATGAACGAATTTTATCAATAAATGCCATCGCATCAGCAATAATTGCATTGACTTCATCAAGTAAATCATAGAAAGATTCTATTTGTTGAAAGATATTTTGCATGGATTGACAAAAGCCACCCATGATACTTTGCGCAAATGAATCTTTATAATATGCATCGAGTGTTCGAGCAAGTTTTACATAATCTCTTTCATTGACTATTCCATCAGGCGTATAATTTTTAACATTTAAAAAATCAGCACCTTCTAAATTTGTAATATTACCAGAGTTCCATCTTTTTTCTAAATCAGGAAAATCTCCTAAAGCACCTTGCATACGATTACGAAATGATCCATTTAAATAATTAACTGAATCATAGAAAGCATTACCAAATTTATTTTCTGCAATTTGAATCGGATTATTTTCCGCTTCTTTAAGCATATTATCAGCAAGTTCTTGTGCAAATACATCAATTTGGTTTAAAGTATATGCACCTTCGGAATTTACCGTAGGCCCAGTATTAGATAATAATAATCTATTTCTTACTGTTTGATCTGTATTGTCTACACAAGTCCCTGCCATGTTATCCCTCTATGATATTTCCGTTTGCATCGACAGTTTGTGAAGTACCACTATCAACCGTTATTGTATCGGTATTTCCAGTTTGTACTGAACCATCTGAATTAAAGCTAAGTAAATTATCTAATCCTTCTATTATGTCATTTCCAATACTTGCTATTGACTCAAAAGGATTTGTTAAATTAGATAATATTGAACTTTTTTGTCCATCTGATTTTGCAGTATCGCCAGGAGGAGACGACCAACCTGAATTATATCCCATTGCAAAATAACCTTTTGGTTGTATTGTTGTAGCTGCACTAACAGGTTCTGGTATTTGAACTCTTGCAATACCATATCCACCTTGTGTTAATGGGTTTGGAATTCCTATTACAGAGAAAGGACTTGTTAATACACCAGCAAAGAAATCAACTATATTTCCATTAGGTGATGGATATGCATATCCTGAGAATATATTAACTGGTAATGGCGGAACAGCTAATAAACTCTGTGTAGGTGGTGTTAATAAAGGTATTGTTGGTAATGCAATAGAAGGTGCAGATATACCAACCAGTCTTCCAGGTCCAGGTGCGCAAGGACTTCCTGGTGCTGAACTAATGGGTAGAGGTGCAGCCAATATCGATGTGTTTACTGTTCCAAAGTTTCCAACTAATGTTGTTGACGCACTAATATTTGCAGTTTCGATATTACCAGTTGTTGCTGTAAGAATACCGGCATTAACAACTCCTGCATTCCATAATCCTGAGAAACTTCCATTGGCTGATAATATACTTACAAATGGTGTTGTTAAACTAAAACCAGGCGTTCCTGTAATTGATCCAGATAAAGGTGAAGGTGGTATTAGACCTGTTGCTGTTAATACCATATTCGATGCCTGAGCATGAATATCTCTTAATGTTGTAAATTTAATACTCTTATTTGAATATACATCATAATTCATTAATGCTGTATTTTTAATATTTGCAGATACAAAATTTAATTGTTTATCTGCTTCAAATTGAATTTCATCTTTTGCATAAAGCGTCATTACATCTGCGTTTGCTTCGAGTTTTAATGTTGCACCTCTTGCTTGTAAACTTTGTCCAGAAGTCATAAACAAGTTCTGACCAACATTAAATTCAGAGTTACCATGCACTAAGAGTTTATAATCTCCCATAACCTCTTCGGTTTTATTACCTTTTACATATACATGCGCATTACCATTAATAGTAACTACTTGATGTCCTGAAGATTCATGTTTTGTTCCAATATTAATTTCGTATCTATCTGCTTCTGCTCTTTCTGTAACTGTGCCGCGAGAATCAATTTGAATAAATGCACCTGAATCATGATGAATCATAATGCGCTCACCACCAGGTGTATCATCTAATTCGATATGATGTCTTGCTGTTTCAATAACTCTATTATATGGATATTTTGCATTATATGCTGAAGAAGGCTGAGACCATGTTTGATCACTACCAGCTATGTTTTGATTTTGAACGGCATTAATACTTACATCTCTATGATATGTTTCATCGATATGTTCTGCTCTTCCAGATTTTGATCTTTGGTGCTCACCAAAATCTTCTGGTGTAAAACCTTTTGCAAGAATATCGCCATTTTCTAAAGGAATAACTCCATAACCATCTCGTTCTGGATCCATCTCATCATAATATTGTGTTGGAATCATTCCTAAAATAAGAGGATGCTGAGCTTCATCACCATCTAAAAACATACCAAACACAAAAGCATTTAAAGGAGGTAAAGGATCATCAGCAGTATAAGCACCACTAACACAAATTGCCCAAGGCAAATCTGTTGTGGCTACTTCTTGGTGTGTTCCATGTGCACCAAAAGCACGTACTCGCACACGACCTTGGAATGACGGATCATTATTATCTTCAACTACTCCAATGAAAAACATTGGATTTCGTATTCCCATTCCTCTCATTATCCCTGTCCTCCCATACGACCCGATCTAGTATCTGAACCAGCACCAGCCCAACCAAACTTATATAAAGATAAAGTTGTTGTAAGTTGATCTTCTGTACACTGATTTACTACATGAGTCACTAAATATTTTCCACTTAATTGAGGGTTATCTTCAATTTGATTTGAACCTTGATTTAATTCTCGTATTCTTACATTTATTACATCACCCGCACCAACGTCAAGGCGGCCGTCAGTTGTTGCAGTTACTGCAGTTGAGTGCATGTGATGATTATACATAACTCTTCTTGCAATAATATCTCTAAAATGTTTATCTTCTGGAAAACTTATTGAATTTGCAAAATCTCTGTAATCTCTTATCATCATATATTGTTTTGCGTTTTCATCTGTAAATGTATCATTGGCATATTGTTGAGTATGAATATCTGTAGCCCAACTACTCTTATTGCCAGTTACATCTGTAAACTGAGTTCCTTGTCTAGAATCATTGTATCCATAATTATATCTTCTTGCATGATGCTTAAGTAAGTCTACTTCTATGATTGTATTTCTATATGCACCATTTACTAATGATTGTGCTGGATTTGCTCTTTCACTATTTTTAAATGAAGAAAATGATCTAACTTGTTCTTCCGCATTTTCTGGATCCATATCAACTTGAGCACTATAATTAAATTGACTTGTTCTTCTTTGAGATGCGCTGATACCTCTTTCATATAACCATTCGTCACTTACACAATAAAATCCGTCCCATCTTTCAAAAAATCTCCAAGAAGAAGATGATGAGTTAGTATTTGAATGCGCTCTTTTTAAAAGAAAACCAATTGCCTCCGTAGGCATATAGTCTGGTATAATAACATTAGTATTTCCTTCTGTATCTTGAAGAATAAATTTTCTTTCGCGATTACCTTGAAGACTCCAAACTTGAGTACCTTCGGGATAAGTTTCAACTCTTGAAGGACTATAGTCTACTAATCTACTAATATATTGTTCAAATACTTCTTTGCACATAGTAGATATTTTTTTATCTCTAAATGCTTTTAAAACACTTCTTTTAAATCCGGCCCAACTTTGTGAGCTTATCCAGTGAATTGTATATGTTGTACCTTTATTAGTATTTGATGCAGCGACATCATTAATCTTATGAACTTGTGCTTTAATTTCTCTTTTTGTTTGTAAATCAGCACATAAAAATTCTAATTCTAAACTTTCTTCACCTCTTAATGGAAGGCCTTCTAATAAACCTTCATTATCTAATACAGTTATACTTCCAGATAATGAAACACTACCTATTCCATGTTCAACATGCCAAGCACCAATAATTGTACTAATATCATGAGACACGGCATTTTCTGCTCCATAAGGAGTAAGTATAGCTTTTGTTATCTCACAATATGAAGGACTAAAATCTGACATAATTTTTATTCAGCGCTAATATTAGCAACAAATTCTTTAGTTATTTGACTTGTGTATCTGTTATCGAATAAGAAAATTTCTTTTTTGTTTTCGTTTAATGCGTTTTCATAATCAAATAACCTATAAGGTTTCCATTCTTCAGGAATAATACGTTTAATAATAATTTTACGACCTTGTTCTGTACGCATAATAACACGGTCTTCTCTACGTAAATAAATCGTTCTAAACGATTCAGGTGCTAAAATAATTTCGTCTACTGCTGCCATCTGTTATACCTGCCTTACGTAGTAAATAATATTTTCATCATTATCAGGATCTCTTAACCAATCAATAACATCCTCGCCAACCTCTCCAGATAATTCTGTGTATTTTTCTACAAGGTAATCATTAAATGTTTGAGGATCCATTGGCCATTCATGATAAGGATCAACAATGTTATTTGCCATATAAACTAACCAAACATAATCAACAGAACCATAATAGAATCTTGCGACATCTTCAGCGCGCTCACCTTCTTTTACAGTATAAGGATAATACACATAAGGATTATTTGCAATTGCTCTTTTAAAGGCTGTTCGACGAGTAATATCACGTACTCTTCGACCTTGATAATTAATTATTGGAAATTTTTCGAAGTATTTCATTATGGGTTTCCTGTTCCTGTTGAAGTAGTTGCTGGTCGTACTGGGTTACCTACTTCTTGAAAATCACTTTCATTTGGAGTTTCAGCTGACGCTGTTGTAACTCCAGAAGGCAGTAATTGTTCATAATCATCTGCAGTTTGAATAGAAAGTTCTTTAAATGATATACTAAGCGTAATAGAAGCTGGTACACCACCTTTAATAATTCCTACTTTAGCACCACCGCCAGTATAATCTACTGTTACATTATCAATCATACATCTTTTAAATCTCATGAAGTGTTTTTCTTGCACACCTAATAAGCTACATTCAACAACAGAAGGATATTTTAAAAATGCTTTATCTAATCCTTGAACTCCTCCAATTCCTTCAGTTCGTGGTAACATTTTAGATTTTAAGAAGTTTACAATATTTGTAATTTGATCAGTATCTGCTTTATTTGCTGGAAATAAATCCCATTCAAAAGAATACTCTCTTAAGTTAACGCCTTCAAATGCTAATGTTTGTTGAGGATTAACAACACGACCAGTAACAGCACCTGCAGTTTTTGCAAGATCTCCACTTAAATATTTTCGTGCAAGATATGAACCAATAGCCATTGCTTTACCAGTGTCAACATTCATTGCATCAGAAATAGCACCAGCAAAAGCATTACCAATTCCATTTTGTGCAGCGTTTTGACCATACGCGAGCGCACTACTCAATGCTTGACTTGCCATTTCACCAATATTTTTCATTGCTTGGCCAAGATCTTGACCACCTGTTGCTCCAGCAAGGCCCGCAGTTATTCTTTCAACAACGAAATCTCTTTCAAATGCAGTAACTTGTGTACCCGTATTATCTCTTAAAGTTCTAGGAAATGGAAGTTCAATTGAGCCTGTATTGCTATTTGTTACAGAATTTCTTTCTGGTACTAGTCCAAGATTTCTATTAGATTGAAATCGTGTTGTACTTGTTGTTGAACCATCATCATTATTTGTAGTAGTGGTACCTAAAGCTGTAGTAGAAGCTGCAAATTTTTCATAAGAATAATCTTGGAAAATCATTTGAAATCCATGAGGCAATGGTTTACTAGGAAACGAAAAGGTTGTTATCCTTGAATCATTGGAGCGCCTGAAGCGCACTATTTCTGGCATATTGTTAGACATAGAATTCTCTTTTACGTAAAATTATTTTCCAATAGTTTTAATAAATAACATTGGATATCTTTCAATTATTTATATGGAGTAGTGAGAAGAATATTATGGCTTATAAGGGTAGATTTCGCCCAAAGAATCCTGCAAAGTACAAAGGAGACCCGACGCGCATAATTTATAGATCTTTATGGGAATTTAAGTTCTTTAAATTTGTTGATGAGCATCCTGATACAATATGGTGGCAATCAGAAGAAGTAATTGTTCCATACAGATCACCTATAGATAGTAGGATACACAGATATTTTCCAGATGTGATAGTACATAAAAAGAGTCCTGATGGTAAACTACAAACTATTATGATTGAAATTAAACCATATAAACAAACATTACCACCAGATCCAAAAAATAGAAATAATACTAAAACAGGAAGAATTTCAAGAAGGTATCTTAACGAAGTTAAAGCTTTTGGTGTTAATGACGCAAAATGGAAAGCAGCAAGACAATTTTGTGCAGATAGAGGTTGGGAATTTGTGATTATGACCGAAAAAGAATTAGGAGTAAGATAGTTTGGTAGTAAAAACAGTAGAACAAATACTTGCAGAAGCAGAAGGGATCTCTGGTAATCCTCGTGGTGCTTCAGTATTTACTGATATATTAGCCAAAGGTATTAGAGCCGGAGAGGTACCAGCGCGTACTAAAGGTGCACGTGAATGGTACAGAAATGCTGCACAAAGTATTAGTAGAACAGGAAGTGCAGCATCTGGTGTTTCAGGTGAAGCATTCATAACTTCAGCTTCAAGAGATAGAGAGCGTTCTAAAGCTGCAACAAGATTTATGGTTGGAGACATGTATACGTTTGCGTATGATGCTAAACACAAAGAAACACTACCTTATTACGATATGTTCCCTTTAATTTTTCCAATAAATAAAGCTAAAGGCGGATTTCTTGGAATTAACTTTCACTATTTGCCACCAATGATGAGAGCTCAATTAATGGATGCTCTTTATGGTGCAGTGAACAATAAAAAATATGATGAAACAACAAGATTAACTGTTTCATATAATATTTTAAATACTGCTTCGAAATATAGATTTTTTAAACCTGCAGTAAAACATTATTTAACAAAACAAATAAGATCCAAGTTAGTTTATATTAATCCGTCAGAGTGGGATATAGCTTTATTCCTACCGTTAGCAAGGTTTGCAGGTGCAACTAAACAAAAAGTATATGCTGACACAAGAAAAGCAATACGAGGATAATTGAATGTCGTTTAATATTAGTCGCTTTAAAACAACTTTGGATAAATTTGGTGGTCCAGGTCGTTCATCGTTATTTGAAGTAAGAATACCAGTTTTTAAAGTAGAAACATCGTCAGGTATTACTGAAAGAGATTTTTCTTTCTTTTGTTCAGGTGTTAATTTTCCTGGTATTAATATTGAAACAGGTCAATTCAGTGCAGTAGCACAACTCACAACACAGTTTCCCTTAGAAATGTCTAGTCAACCTATTAATGCTACATTCATGGTAGATTCAGATCATCAAGTTTTACAATTTTTCCATAACTGGATTCAAAGAGTATTGAATTATAGTAGTTCAGGAAACTCATTTTCAGCAATTGATGGAGATTTAGATATTGGCCAAATGCCATTTGAATTAGGTTATAAAGATGATTATGCTTGTACAATGAATATAAGACATTATTCAGTAGAAAGTACTGGTACTAAATATTATGAAGTAATACTTGAAAATTGTTTTCCATACGCTGTTGGAGACTTAGACTTAAACTGGCAAAATACTGATTCTTATTTAACTATGCCAGTAACATTTGCATATGATAGAATACGTTATAGTGGTGATAAAACTGGTATACCATCAAGAAGAAGTAATGGTGGGATTTTAGAAACATTATCAAATTTAGCCGGATTAGTAGACGTATTAAAACAAACTGCAGATCAGGGTAGACCAACCAGTATTCAAGATGCAATTAATAGATTAAGCAGAATTCGTAATTCGTATGAAAGATTGGGTGGATAATCCAAGAGATTAAAATTATATTATAGGAGAATATATTATGGCGTTGCCAAAAATTGATTTGCCAATTATGGAAATTGAACTTCCATCTACTGGTAAAAAAGTAAAATATAGACCGTTTACGGTTAAGGAAGAAAAAATTCTTCTTGTAGGTCAATCATCAGAAGATCCTGCACAAGAAATTCTTGCGGCAAAACAAGTAGTAAATAACTGTTTACTTGAAACAGATATTTCAACTCTTGCAATGTTTGATTTAGAATATATTTTGCTTATACTAAGAGCTCGGTCAGTAAATAACATAATTGAATTTAATATTAAAGATTCAGATACAGGTGAAGAAGTAACATTAAATTTAGATATTGATAATGTGAGTTTAACAAGACCGGAAGGTCATGAACGTGATGTAGTTATTAATGATACTTATAGATTAGCTTTAAAGTATCCAACTATTGATGAATACGTTAAAATGGCTCAAATGGATGAAACAGATCCATTAACAAATTATTTAATGTTATGTACTTGTTTAGATTATGTAGCTTCAGAAGATGAAGTACACTATTTTAAAGATTACAACCAAGAACAAATTGACGAGTTTATGGATGATTTAAGTGGTGAGGTAATTCATGGAATTCAAAAATTCTTTGAAACAATGCCAAGACTACGACATGAAATGCCATACACAAATAAAAATGGTGATAAAAAAACATTTGTTATCGAGGGGATGCGAAGTTTTTTTACATAATGCTGGTCCATTTGAGACTTGAAAATTATTATCAAATTATTTTCAGCTTGGCCCAGCATCATAAATACAGTATAGACGAAATAGAAAGGTTAATTCCTTACGAAAGAGATTTGTATTTTGAAATGTTGGTTAACTGGATACAAGAACAAAATGACAAGGCTAAAAACAAAGGTTAAATAAAAAATGTCACCAGAAACAGAAGCTATTATAGAACGACTGAAAGCGGAAGGCGATCTGCTGCGTAATAGTGGAACTAATTCTATTAAAGAAGTAAAAGTCGAATTAGGTAAGTTTAACAGTGTTTTTACAGAACTTAATAAAAGCTTTGATGGTTTAAAAGATGTAGCTAAAGGGCAATCTGAATTAGCAAAACAAGATGCTAAATTAAGAGCAATGTCTGAAAAAGAACGACAAGCCTTTTATGATAAAGAAGCGCAAATGGCTCAGCGTGAACAAGAGCTTAGAAATCAAGATTTAGTCAAACAAGAAAAAGACCGACAAGCACGAAAGAGACAAGATAATTTCATTTATAAAAAAATGGATGGATTATTTAGTTGGTTTGGAAAAATGTTTAGTATGATCGGTAAAATTCTATTAGTAGGTGCACCATTCTTATACAATTTTGCTGTTGGATATCTAAATGAAAAATTTGGATTAGAGTTACCAGATATTGCAACAGGAGCTAAAAACTTTGCAACTTTTCTTAAAAATACAGATTGGGATGCAGTTGGAAATGCTTTAAAAATAATTGCAGGTGTAGGTGTTGCGGCTTTAGCGTTTAGAGGTGCAATGGTTGCTGCGACGGCAGCATTGGCAGCAGGAAGATTTTTAGGTTCCATACCCGGCCGGTTGGCTGGCCGCCCGCGTGTACCAACAGTTAATCCAGGTGTTCCGCCAACTCCACCGAGAGGAGTTCCTACTACTCCAAGAAACTTTACATTAGATGCTGATGGTAATCCTATTAGTAATAAAACGGGACAAAGATTAACCGGTGCTGCTAGAGATACTGCATTGAGAA